TTCCTCTTCAGTATCTTCTTCTTCCTCGTCTTCGTCAGATTCGTCTTCCTCTTCAGTATCTTCTTCTTCCTCGTCTTCGTCAGATTCGTCTTCCTCTTCAGTATCTTCTTCTTCCTCGTCTTCCTCTTCAGTATCTTCTTCTTCCTCGTCTTCGTCAGATTCGTCTTCGTCAGATTCGTCTTCTTCCTCAGTATCCTCGTCTTCTTCAGTATCTTCTACGTCAGATTCTTCAGTTTCATCCTCGTCAGATTCTTCTTCGTCCTCATCGTTTTCCTCTTCCTCTTCCTCTTCTACCTCATGGTCTTTCCAAAAGTCATTTTCTGGCAATTCTTGATTTTTTCTAGAGCTAAACTCCTCGAAAGATAATATAGATTTGTTCATTTTTTTTATTTTTTTTATTCTGTTACACCTATTGAAGCGGCACTTCCGCTTTCTGTCGCTCCGTATCCAGGATAATCTATTTTAGAAAATCCGTTGTAAACTGCATCTTTATAACCAACATAGTCATAAGCTGGTTCTGGAGTAATTTTATGAAGCCCTGTTCTATCTTCTTTACTGAGATTTTCAGGGTTCCAAGGATCGCTAGCTACTTTCATAAAGTCTTTGTAGCTTAGGATCTCTCTTTTTTTTACGTTCTTCTGATTCATAGTTATTCTTCTTTAAAATGACGGTAAAATTCCAGCTAATCCGGATTTCATTGCTTTTGCAAATATATTAGGATCTTTAGTTTCTGCATTTTCTATATCAGTTGCTAATTTTTGCTTATCTGAAGCAGTAACATTAGAACCAGAAAGAACGTCGCCTAAGTTAAATCCACATATTTTATCTCCGATCATTTGCTCAATGTTATTCATGAATCCGGTATTATTGATTGCGTTAGTTAAAGCTTCACGTAATCCAGCTGCAATTGTTGCACCCATACCAGTTTGCATATCTATTTTAAGACCTAATTTAGGTAATAAATATTCTATACCTCTTTCTTGTAATGTTTCAGAAAGACCCTCCACGATTGCTCTTGCCCAGTTTTTACAAGATCCCTTACCGAAATAACTTCCAAGCTCTGTAAAATGAACTTGCTCGATAACGTTTCGTATAACTTGATAGAAGAATGTAGGTTGTCCTGTTTCGTCTAAAGGCTCTATACCTAATTTTTGAGCTGCCCAGTCAATTACATAATCCTTAAACGTATCGGTAAAACCTCCACCTAAAGATCCAAGTAAAGATGAGAATATATTTTCGTTGATCTCATTTTCACTTAATCCCTCAGATTTCATTCTAAGATATTCGTTTTCTAAAAGATACATTTCTTTAGATCTACTAATTGATGTAGTCTTGTTAGACTCTGTAATAAATTGGGAATATTTACGTATTACCATTTTCTTTCTACTTTTATTCTATATATCATTTTATCTCAATGAATCTGATATATATTAAGAAATGAGTAGGATACTAAAAATAGATAATTTCGCTAAGGATTTTCCTTCAGTATACGGATTGGATGCTGACGGATCTTGTTATGAAGTAAAAGAACCACTTTATCTAGAGGTTATAACGGGTTACGAATCAAAAGGAACTATATCAGGGATTCCCTATTTCGGTCCTATGTGGTCAAAAATTAAATGTGATAAGGGAGATTTAATATCAGCTTCTAAAAGCGGGTGTTATTTACAGGCTAAGGGGACAGAGGGATACATGGAATGTAGGCCTTTATCAGAAGCACCAGAGGGAAGTCCTAAATTAGAAAACATACCTCAAGATTTTATAACCAAAGTGGGAAAAGATCTAATGAATATAAATTCACTAAGCTTCGGAGAAAGAAGCAAAATAACATCAGCTAGATTATTATTATGAGAAGAATATACACATTTAATGAATTTGGTCTTAATGAAAGTTCAGCTGCAGGAAATAACGGGCAGTTCTATACAATTCCTTTTAAATACACATCGAATGATCCTAAAAAGGGATATAACAGTAAAACATTCGTTGATGATTTAAAAACAATCTTTTTAGAAAAGCCAAAATTAGCAGAAGAGATAACAGAATTTTTAGTTGCAAATGCAGAGATTTCAAGAATAGATGATCTTATTATAAAGCCATTCTCTTTTATATCTAAATTAATTCCTGAAATAGAACGGATAATCGATGCTGGTGAATATGAGCCAGAAATGATAATGCCTGGCGGAGGTCTTTTGTTTATTAGAAACAAAATGTTTAAAGATGGGAGTGGAGCAGATTTCTACATAAATAAGAAAGGAACTAAAGTTGAAGTTGTATTTGATGACGATCTAGGAAAAGACAAGTCTGCTTTATTTATGGTAGATAATTTTCCTTATGATAAATTTGAATTTACAGAGGAAGAAAAAGAAGAGCTAGAAGCTTTGGTTAAAGCTAGGGGAACTAATTCTTAAATTTATTCATTATTAGATCTATAGATCTTTCCTTACTTATATCTGTACCGGTTTCTATATCTATATCATCAGAAACATCCGCAACTAGAACACAGTCGTATTGATTAGAGAAATCTTTAATATTAGCTTTGAGAAATTTTCTAATGACAGATATTTCATTAGTAGTCTCACACAAGGGATCTAATAATTCAGTCATTAAAAGAGCAATATTTTCTTTCTTACCGACCTTTACTATTGAAAAGAACCAGGTGAACACTTTCATATATTCCTCATCGTTCTTTCTTATTACAAGAAATCCCTGGTCCCAAAGATTGTATTTTGCACAATAGCTTTCTACATTTACTAATGAGTTATACTTCTCGTAAAATAAGTTGTTTTCTTCTATAAAATTCTCTATTGTTTTAATAGAATCCTTAACTATAATTCCTATCTCCTCTATACTATCAAGATTCTTATCAAGCAGAGTGTAAATAAGATCCTTCTCCTCTTCCGTTATTTTAGAAAGTGTCTTAGATGTAAACTCAGTGTTTTTATCAAAACTTTCTAAGTCTCTTTTAATAGTTAATAGCTCTTTAAAATTTTTCACAAACTGTTTAGTTCGAAAACTTTTCTTAAGCTTTACTAAAAATGCCATAAGAATATAATACTTATACTCGGCGTCTATTGGAGATTCTAAAAACCAGTAAGGCTTTAAGTTTTTCATCAATTTATGTTTTTATCTCTAATTATATATAGACAAGGGAGAAATTATTCACATTATAAGAAATATTTCTAAAAAGGTGAAACTCTTCTGCAACCAGGGACTACAATTTTTATCTATAAAATCCCAGGCTATGAATAATCTATATATAATAATCTTATGAGCCCCCAATTTTTAGTTATAGCTTACTACACGGAAAACACTCCATACGAAGCACTCGCAGCAAATCTTAAAAAGTCTTTACAACACTTTGCAATAGCTCATCACATAGAAGGAATAGCAGATCTTGGCTCTTGGGAAAAGAATACACATCACAAAGCATATTTTATTAAAAAGTGTTTAACAGATAGAAATCAAGATCTATTATGTGTAGATGTTGACGCAGTCTTTAAACAATATCCGAGTCTTATACCAGATCTCACCTGTGATATAGCATACAGGACACAAGACTTCAGATGGAGAAAAGACGAAGCCTTATCAGGAACTATATTTCTAAAGAATAACGACAAAGTTAAAAGACTTGTTGATCGATGGATCGAACTGAATGAAGCTACCCCCGCAGAAAGAATGAAGCCTGAAACATGGGAGCAAAAAAATATGCAAAGGGCTCATAGAGAAATGAGCGAAATTGATTATTATAATTTACCTCCCGAATACACTTTCATATTTGATCATATGAAAACAATGTACCCAGGAATATCCCCTGTAATAGAGCATTATCAAGAATCAAGGAATGTTCATAGAAATACGAATCAAAATCGTAATTTCAGGATAAGATAAGCATGGAATTAAAATATGCCGTAGTCAGCTCAGATTCAAATCCTGAATATCTAGATTTTTGGCCATATGTAGCAAGGGCTTGGAAAAGAATAGGAATAGAGCCTATTCTTCTTTATATAGATAAACAAAAGCCGCACGAGAGCGTACATGACCACGGGAGGGTAATATATCTTGAATCAATCCCCGAATGGAGTATAGCTCAACAAGCACAATGTATAAGATTTTGGGCAGCTAAGCTATTAGATGCTCCTTTTATAATATCAGATATTGATATGCTTCCAATTTCTGGAGAATATTATAAAAATGGTGTGGCTTCCATTGGAGATAAAGGCATAGTTTCTTACAGCTCTGATATTATTAAATACCGATGGTATGTAACTAATCCACAATACCCTATGTGTTATCTTGCAGGAGACACGCAAAGCTTTTCCGATTTATTAGAAATTGACAATAATTCTCACCAAGATTTTTTAAGAAGATTAATGAAAATGAATATAAGATTTGGTACAGATCAGAAGTTCTTTTATAATCAATCTGTTAAAAATAAACACATTACTATTAAGCATTTAGAAAGAGGATGGATAGAAGAGAAATATGCTACAGGAAGATTGGATAAAGCAATATGGCCAAAAACTGACTACAATGTAGATGAATATATAGATTGTCATTTACCAAGACCATTATCTTTAAATATTGGAATTTGTAAAGAATTATTTAATAAAATTAGAATAGATTAAATGAAATTATCAATAATACTTCCGACAGGTGGAAATGACCATTTAAGAAATAGAAATTTTAACGAGTGCCTTACTTGTATTAAAAATCAGACTTTTGTTGATTATGAAGTTATTGTAGTGGAGCAATCTTTAGATAATAATTTTTACAAACAAAGTAATCCAATTATTTCTTATAAACATATAGGAATTAAAGATCCGCAGGATAGAGGATTTAATCTTAGCTGGTGTAGAAATGTAGGAGCGAGAGAAGCCCAAGGAGAGATTATAGTCCTGATGGATTCGGATTTTGTTTTTGATAATAATTATTTCACTATCATTAGCGAATTTAAGGGTGAATTTGCTGCAGGAGCAGAAACATATTATTGGTGTAATAATGAAGATCCCACTTCGGAGTGGTTAAGAACCAAAGACTTTAATATTTTTAAAAAAAGAGGTGGCGGGCCTAGAGATCCTGTATTTCAATTTAGATCTATGTCTAGAGGATGCGGGTACGGAGCTATACTAGTTTATAATAAGGAATGGTTCTGGAATACTATGGGAGGATACAACGAAAACTTCTTTAGATATGGATGGGAAGATAAAGCAGCAACAGAAATGATTAAGTCATTGCTTGGAAGAGATGACGAGAGTATGTTTAGAATTCCTTACGAAGCTGCACATTTAAGTCATATGTCTAAGGATGTAAGAAATTTAAATACTAATGAATCTCTTTTCTATAAATTTACTAGAATGAATCAATTAGAGCTTTCAAAAACAATAAAGGAATTGTTTGTTGGTAAAAAATCGGGACCCACTTTATTAAATATTTAATCCATGGATAAGCCAATAAGAAATATATCAGAAAGTAGAGTAAGGAGAAGAATAATTAACAGAGTTGCTCCACCAGTAATACAGCAAAATGTCACACCCCAAACATCAACTAACACTCACGGGGTAAAGATCAATAATGAAATAAAAAATGAGGAAGTTATGATGAATAAACATCAGATAATAGAGTTATATGAAAAAAATAAAATAGATTATTTATCTCTTAAAGAATCTTGTGAATTTAATCTAATCAATAATGATGATGTGGATGTTTCTATCATAATACCAGTAAAGGGAAGGGAGAATTTTAACAAACCTTTAGTTAATCATTTGTTAGCATCTATGGAATTTTTTAAAGAAAAAACATATTCTATAACATTCGTAGAACATAGCGAAACAGCTAATCATAAGGAATTATGCAAAGGATTAGCTAATCACATATGGATTAAAAAAATGGATAGGGGATTATTTAATAAATGTCTGTCAATGAATGTGGGAGCTTTATTTTCAAATAGAGCAAAGTATTATCTTTTTCACGATATAGATCTTCTAACTGACCGTCAATTTTTTCATAATATTTTTCAGAATCTTGCACGTATTCCTGAGGGATGTGCATTACAATCTTTTGGGGGAAGAAGGGTTATTGCAATGAATAATGATTTAACTGATAGAATATTAAGAAATAGAACTAGGATAGAAGATGTAATACCAGGAAGCTACGAATCCCAGTATTGTCCTCCCGGAGCTCCCGGAGGATCTATATTTATTAGTCATAATAGCTTCTATAGAGTTGGTGGATTTGATGCTGAATTTTTTCATAGTTATTCTTGCGAAGATGCTTTCTTCTACCATAAATTAGAAATAACAGTTGGCATACAGGGATGTGACAACCCGTTGGTTGATGTTTTTCATATGGATCACCCAAGAACTAATGGATCTGATAATCCTGATAGACACATTCAAAATCTCACATATGCTGGATTTAAAAATATGTCTTCTGATGATAAAACGAATTTCATAACACACATTTCAAACAATTTTAAAAATAACATAAAATGAGAAAAGCATTTGAATATTTCGATAAAGTATTCTTGATAAATCTTGATAAACGTAAAGATAGATTAGATAGATGTAATAATATATTCGAACAGAATTCAGTAATGGATTTAGTTGAAAGATTTCCTGGTATAGTTCCTAATCCTTCTGATGACATACCATATACTAAGGACACTGAAAAAATAAAAATACCTTTATATGGGTGTTTATTATCCCATATAAATATTATCAAAAGAGCAAAGGAAGAGGGCCTAAAATCTGTATTGGTGTTAGAGGACGATGTTGATTTTATTAATATAGATTCAATTGACAGATCTGTTGATCAGTTAAAAAATAGAGATTGGAGTCTTTTTTATCTTGGCGCAAACACACATGTTCCTTTAAATAAAGAGGATGAAAATCTTTTAGCCTTAAAAAAAGGATTTGCAACTCATGCAGTAGCATATCACGAGAGCTTCTATGATTATTTTATTGAAAACTTTGAACGGAGAAATATACCTATAATAGATGTATGGCTTTCTGATTATGGGCAGGAAAACTTTAAGAGCTACTGTACTTTCCCTATAACTGCAGTACAAGCTAGTAACCATAGCGATATACATGACGCATTTGCAGATTACAGTTGGATGGAAGGTAAATTCAAGGATAACACCAAACATCTATTATAATGAAGAAAAAAAGAATATTAATTACAGGAGCCACTAGCGGTATAGGTGAAGCCACTTTTAAACATGCTGTAAAAAATGGTCACACTGTTTTTATTACTGGAAGAAACGAAAAAGTTCTTAAAAAATTAGCTGATGATAATCCTGGTACTTTTTATTTAAAAGCGGACGTAACTAATTCAGATGATGTAAAAAACCTATCTATGGATGTTGTTAAAAAAATAGGTGGTGTTGATGTTTTATTAAATAATGCAGGAATAGGAATATTCGATAATCTAATAGATTCTGAGTTAGATGATTGGCACAAAATGATAGATGTTAACGTTAAAGGGGTATTAAACGTGCTTTATTATTTCCTACCATATTTAATAGAATCTAATGGACAGGTAATAAATTTAGGATCAGTAGCTTCACATCATGTATTTCCTGAATCTGGAGTATATTGTGCTACTAAGCATGCGGTACTTGCTATTAGTGAAAGCCTAAGAGCTGAACTTTCTAAAAAGATAAGAGTGACTACAATTAGCCCTGGATCTGTTAATACCCCTTTCATAGATCAAACTAAAAATTCTGATATTCTTACTAAATTTAAACCTAGCTTTGAAAATGGTATGACAGCAGAATGGGTTGCATCACAGATAATGAGTACAATAGAGGTGGAAGACGGAATGAACATAAGTGAAATAATTATAAGACCATTTCAAATCAAAAAATAATATGGAAAAAATATATTCAAACGTAGAAGAAGGAAAACTATTACACATAATTAATAGATTATCCGAAATAGAAAAAAGAACTGAGGTTGTTCCTGAGCATAATTTTATTCAATGCGCTACTTTAAAAATGGAGAAAGATAAAACATTTCCTCCCCATAAGCATATCACTAAACAAAGAACATATGAAGCTCAGATAGCTCAGGAATCTTGGGTGGTAATAAAAGGAAGTGTTAAATGTAAATTCTACGATATAGATGATAAGTTAATTGCAGAGCCGGTATTATATCCAGGCGATGCAAGCTTTACCCTTTATGGCGGACATACATACGAAATTTTAGAGGACGACACTATAGTTTATGAATATAAAACTGGACCTTACGAAGGACAAAAATTAGATAAAGTATTTTTACAATGATAGGAGGAAATATACTAGGAGGGCTTGGAAATATGATGTTTGTGATTGCTGCTGTTGAAAATTTAGCAAAATCACACAATAACATTGCATATTTTCCTAATGTTAAATCGCATTTAGCTAAAGTACAGGACGATAGAACTAGGGTTTATCCTAATTCTGATGTATCTACGCAGGACTATTTAAAAATATTTAAGAATTTTAAATGGAACGATATAGGTAATGGCGACAGAAAAATATTATGCCCATTTAATTATTCGCCTATTCCTTACAGGGATGGAGCAATTTATCATGGATACTTTCAAACTGAGAAATACTTTACTGACAGAAATCACATTTTAAATTTATTCGAACCATCTGATTTTGTCTTACAACAGATTGAAAAATATAGAAATATTCTAGAAGGTGAAACATGTGCTATTCATGTTAGAAGAGGTGATTATTCTCTGGATCAAAATAGCAAACACCATACAAAAAATATGGATTGGTACAATTCAGCAATGAATATAATTAATGCTGAAAAATACATAATATTCAGTGACGATATAGAGTACGCTAAACAGAATTTTTTAGGAGATAAATTTATTTTTATTGAGGACAAGGATTACATAGAGCTTTTTTTGATGTCGATGTGTAAACATAATATAATATCAAGCTCTAGCTTTTCATGGTGGGGAGCTTGGCTAAACAAAAACGAAAATAAGAAGGTGATTTCACCTATGAAATGGTTTGGTAGAATTGACCCTGGTTATTCGGATGTTGATATAGTACCTAATACGTGGATAAAATTATAAGATATGAAATATAATAACGTAACAATAAAAGGTACTTCATCATATTTACCAAGTAAGGTATTAACAAATAGTGAAATAGCAAGCAGAGTAAATACCTCGGATGAGTGGATCTTTAATAAATTAGGTATAAGAGAAAGAAGAATATCTAATAGTGAAGAAACTGTTTCTGAAATGGGATATCAAGCTGCATTATCTGTATTGGAAAAATCAGGAATTGATAAAGAGGATTTAGATATGATTATTGTTGCTACGTCTAGTCCTGAAAAAATATCACCTTCTACAGCATGTACTATACATTACAAATTAGGAATAAAGAAAAACGTTCCTGCATTTGATATAAATGCCGTTTGTTCTGGATTTGTCTACGGGATAACTTTAGGAAGTTCTCTCATTAGCACTAAAGCTTTTAAAAATATATTAATAATTGCAACAGAATCTTATTCTAAGCATACTAATTTTGAAGATCAACATAGCGTATTTTTTGGAGATGGCGCAGGTGCAGTTATTATAGGAGAATCAGATAACGGATGGATTTACAGTGAAATAAACTCGAATGGATCTGGAACAGGTATGACAGGATTTGTTATGCCTTTGGATTCTCCTTTTATAATGAGAGGTAAAGAAGTTTGGGATCAAGCTATATCAGTATTGCCAGATTCTATAAACAGTGTACTAAAGGGAACTAATCTAACTATTGATGATATAAAAATGGTAGTTCCACACCAGCCAAGTATTAATATACTTAAGATAATTGCAGAAAAAAACAATATACCTTTTAATAAGGTTAAAACAGTAATGGATAAGTATGCAAATATTGCCGGTTCGTCTATACCTATTGCTTTAGATGAAGCAATAAATAATGGGGAAATTGAAAAAGGCGATAAGATATTATTAACTGCTATAGGATCTGGGTGGACATGGGGTTCTTTAATTGTAAATTATCAATAGGATGAAAAAAGGGGAAGATGTAAGAATAAGTGAATTAGCGGTTTTATGTAGACCAGAATTGATAGAAATGGGAGATCATATAGCGATTGACCAATGGACATACATTTCTACACAACTTAAAATGGGAAGCTATATTCATATTGCACCAAGCGTTTCTGTTATAGGAGGTGCACCAGCTCTTTTAGTTATGGGAGATTTTACTAATATTGGATCGGGAAGTAGAATAGTTTGTGCTACTGATGATTTCACACAAGGACTAATATCTCCTGTTGTTCCTATTGAACACAGAACGGTTATTAATAAGCCAGTAATTTTTGAAAGGTATGCTACTCTTGGTGTTAACTGTACAGTTTTACCAGGAGTTACTTTAGGAGAAGGATGTATAGTAGGAGCTAACTCATTAGTAACTAAAGACACTGAGCCTTGGACAATATACGCTGGAAGTCCAGCCCGTCCTATTAAAAAAAGAGAAAAAGAAAGAATAATAGAAAGTGCAAATAAATTAATGAACTATGAAGATTGATTATTTTAAAGATAAAGAATCGCTGGATATTCCTTGGGTAGAATCTCCGTTTTTTTATGAATTATTAAAAAATGATACAACTCTAACTGATGAGCAGAAAGAGATGTGTGTCAGTTATCACGAGAAAGGATATTTAATAATTGATTTAGAATTAAATGATGAAGATATAGATCCTATTGTTTCTGATATGTACGAAGCAATAAACGACGAAAATACTAAATATCACGCAGATCACTTTACATATACTGAGAGTAAAAGAATATTTGAACATTGGAGAAAAAGTAAACCTATAGCTAATCTTACTATGAATAAGAAAGTAATGGATACTTTATCTTTTTTATATGCAAAGGAGCCTTTTCCTTTTTCAACTATCAATTTTATAAAAGGAAGTAATCAGCCTTTACATAGTGATATTATACACTTTCATACGGTGCCTGCTTTATGGATGGTTGGTGTTTGGGTAGCATTCGAAGATGTCGACGAGACTAACGGGTCACTGAAAATTGTTCCAGGGAGTCATAAATGGAACTTATACGAGTATCACAATTTAAACCTTCCACATCCAGATGATATTGAAAACGGTGAAGCTGTTAATTACGAGAAGTATGAGAATTTCTTAATTGATCTTATCGAAGCTAAAAAAGCTGAGCCAATGATTGTTAAGCTTAAAAAAGGGCAGGCTCTTATATGGGCTTCTAATATGTTACATGGAGGATGTAACGTGGAGGGTGTTACAGATTTAAATAAGACGAGATTAACACAAGCTAGTCACTATTTTTTCAAAGGATGTAATAAACATTATCATCCTATGTTTTCTCGCCCATTAGAAGGAAGATATGCTGAAAAATGGTGTAACGATGATAACAATATAAAGACTTATCTTCAGAATGGGAATAATTAATATTTATGCTCCTTGGTTAGATTCAGCATCTAAAATGTGTGATATTGATGATAACATTAATGTAGAGATATTTATTGATCAAATGCCTACCACAAAAATATCAGAAGGATGGATTAGGATTATAAAAATATTAGAGCCATTTGACGATCTTAAAAAGAAAATGTTTAGATACCTAAGAGATTGTCCCGATAAATACAGCTTTATTTTAACTTATCATCAAGATATATTAGATGAGTTCAAGAATTCAATGTTATCTGTTACTCCTACTACTTGGATACCTTACGGGTATGAGTTCAATGAAAAAATTTTCGGGGTATCATCATTAGTAGGCAATAAGCATGCTAGTCCATTTTCGCCTAAACTAGATGGATATTTAACAAGATGGGAGGTTCATAAATTAAATAATAATATAAAAATACCCACTAGGTTTTATCTAAGCTCACATTCCCTAGTAGATGGTGTTGATTACGAAAAATCGCTAATACTCAAGGAAAGTAAGAATCCGCTTTTCGATACTCAATTTCATATTGCGATAGAAAACACAAATAAGATTAAAAATGCTTTTTCTGAAAAAATAATAGACTGTTTTCAAACTAAAACCGTTCCAGTTTATTATGGACCTAGTAATATAGGCGATTTTTTTAATATGAGTGGTATAATATATTGTGAATCTACTCAGGACATAATAAATAAATGTAACCTTTTAACCCCGGATGTCTATCATTCTATGAGAGATGCAATAGAGGATAATTATAACAGATCAATGGAATATTCTTCATTTAATAAATCTATTATTGATCAATCAAAAAAAATTATAAAACAAATATGAGTGAAGAAAAACAAACTATTGAGGAAATATTTAATTCGGAGATAGAGAGATGGCTTTCCGATAGTGGAGATGTTTATCGAAGACTTAATTATCCTGAGATGGATAGTAATTCATTAGTGATGGATCTAGGAGGTTATATCGGAAATTTTACCGAATCCATATATTCAAGGTACAACTGTAAAGTGATGGTCTTCGAGCCGGTTAATAGGTATTACAATATATGTAATTATAAATTTGAAAATAACGATAAAGTAGAAGTTTATAAATATGGTTTATCTGGAGTGGATCAAAAGTGTACTATATCCGTTACCGGTGATATAAGCAGCACTTTTGTAAATATCGAGTCTGATTGTGAGAAGGAGATTATTACGATAAAATCCATCGGTGATTTTTTTGAAGAAAATAGTATAGAGAAGGTTGATTTAATTAAAATCAATATAGAGGGTGGTGAATACGATCTTTTGGATTATCTTATTAGTAATCCTGAGATATTGAAAAAAATTAAAAATATACAGGTTCAGTATCATATATTTATAGATGACCACGAAAGAAGAAGATCTCTTATAAATTATGAGTTAGAAAAAACCCACGAAAGAACCTGGAATTATGAATGGGTTTGGGAAAATTGGAAAATAAAAAATAGTTAATATGTCATTTGAAATAGTTCAAGAATTCGAAAATAGCGTTTCTTCTTTTTTTGGTGCTCCTTACGGAGTAGCGGTAGACAGCTGTACACATGGTATAGAGTTATGTCTAAGATATACAAGGGAGAAAAAAATAAACGTACCAAACAGAACATATCTGTCCGTTCCATTTTTAGCAGAAAAAATGGGGCTAGAAAGAGAATGGAGAGATGAAGAATGGGAAGATTATTATACTTTAAATTATGGTGATAAAAGAATAATAGACGCTGCTGTTTTATGGAGAAGGGATTCTTATATTCCTAATACATTTATGTGTTTAAGCTTCCAATACCAGAAACATTTAAGTATCGGAAGAGGTGGAATGATCCTATGTGATAACAAGGAAGATTACGAAGCTCTTAAAAAAATGAGCTATGATGGTAGGATTCCTAATATACCTTGGAGAGACCAGGATATTGATACTATAGGTTACCACTATTATATGACGCCGGAGTCTGCTGAAATCGGATTATCTAAATTACAAAAAGCAATAGAAACAGAGCCAAGAAAATGGGTCTATACAGATTGGCCTGATTTAACTCAGATGAAATTTTTTAAAAATAAATGATATAAAAAATAGAGGGGTCAGAACATCTTATAAATAATAAAAATAATGGAAAAAAAAGCTTTTATTACAGGTATAAATGGACAGGATGGAAGCTATCTTTCCGAATATCTATTATCCCTCGGATATGAGGTTCATGGAATGGTTAGAAGAAATTCTACATCCGAGAATCAATCAGCAAGATTAGATTCTGTATTAAATAATCCTAATCTTTTTACTCACTATGGAGATCTTACAGATCAAACATCAATTGAAAAATTGTTAACAGAAATTAAGCCTGATGAGATTTATAATATTGGTGCGCAAAGCCATGTTAGGATTAGTTTTGATATTCCACAATATACAGTACAGTCTAATTCTATAGGGGTTATTAATATGCTAGAGGCATATAAAAGAATCGTTCCTAATTCTAAATTCTATCAAGCAAGTTCTTCTGAAATGTTTGGACTTTCTGTTGAAGATGATAAATTCCAAAGAGAAACGACCCCAATGAATCCAGTATCTCCATACGGATGTAGTAAAGTGTTTGGATACAATATTGTAAGACATTATAGAAGAGCTTACGGTCTTCATGCTTGTAATGGTATACTTTTCAATCATGAATCACCTAGGAGGGGTTCGAACTTTGTAACTAATAAAGTTGTAAAAGGAGCATGTGAGATTAAACTAGGTTTAGCTGACAAGCTAGAAATGGGAAATATGGATTCATATAGAGATTGGGGACATTCCAAAGATTACGTGAAGGCTATGCACAAAATAATTAATCACACAGAAGCAGACGATTTTGTAGTTTCAACAATGGAGACTCACAGTGTTAGAGATATGTGTGATGTGGTATTTTCCTATCTTAATTTAGATTATAAAGACTATATTGTACAAAATCCTAAATTCTTACGACCGGAGGAACTTCCTTACTTAAAAGGAGATTCAACTAAAATTAGGAAAGAATTAGGATGGGAAACAACTTACACATTCACTGAAATGCTTCATGAAATGTGTGATCATTGGATGGATGTATTACAAGGAATAAAATCAAATCGTTAATCTTTTAATTTATTTATTAATGAACTATAATGGTTTAATCGAAAAAGAAATAGAGTATTTAAGAAAAATTCCCACACAAAGAATTGGAGATATTGTAACAAGAATAAATTCCGATTTAAAAGGTGGAAGAATCATAACATCTGGAATGGGTAAAGCAGGACAAATTGCACACACATTTGCAACTACTCTCTGCTCTACAGGAACACCCTCTTTTTTTATACACCCTGCAGAAGCTCAACACGGTGATCTTGGTATGATAATGCCGGATGATATAATTATAGTTTTTAGCAACTCTGGAAAAACTAGAGAAGTTATAGAACTGATTGAACTTGTTCATTTATTAGAATACGGAAATATCATCTTTGGTGTTGTAGGGAAAAGTAATACTCATTTAGATCTAAGATGTGCAGACTATATTGAATTTGGTGAAGTAGAAGAGATATGTCCATTAGGACTAACCCCAACAACTTCAACCACTTGTATGTCTGTTGTATGTGATCTTATAGTAGTTGGATTAATGACAAGCAAAGAATTTACTAAACAAAAATACTCAAAGTTACATCATGCTGGATATCTTGGAGAGAAATCAAAAAAATAAAATATTAATAGCGGGTCCTTGTGTTATTCAATCATGGGATACTTGCTACGAGATTGCTATCGAAGTAAAAAGATGCGCTGGACTTTATAATTTTTATCCCGTATTCAAAGCTAGTTTTGATAAAGCAAATAGAACGTCTTATGACGGCTTTAGAGGCATAGGTATAGATAAAGGATTAGAAATACTTAAAAATATAAAAGAGAGGCTTGAAATCGGTGTTATTACAGACGTACATGATGTTTCACAAGTTGAAAAGGTAGCTTCTGTTGTAGATATTTTACAGGTTCCTGCTTTTCTTTGTAGACAAACAGATCTCATAGAAGCTTGTGCTAGAACCGGTAAACCCACGTTGGTTAAAAAAGGACAATTCCTTTCCCCTGAATCATGTAAATTCATAGAAGATAAATTTTATAAAGCTGGAGGATCTGTTTTAATCATAGGGGAAAGAGGAAATAGCTTTGGGTATAATGATTTAATTGTTGATGCAACTTCAATAAGCAGGTTAAAAAAATCTTGTGAAAGATCTGTAATAATAATGGATTGTACACATAGTCTACAAAGACCTAATGGACCAAGTGGTAAGACTGAAGGGAGAGGAGATATGGTGGAGGATATGGTTAAATTTGCTGCAGTTATGGGAGCTGACGGGTTATTTATTGAAACACATCCTTATCCTGAATTATCTCCATCTGATTCTGAGAATATGCTACGATTAGGATTATTTGAAGGGGTAATAAAAAAAGCAAGAAAAATATATGATGCAGAATAAATTACTTGATATTGTAATAATAAGTTATGCTAAAGATGACTATTGTAAATCCCTTACAAAAAATTGCATATTCTCAATATTGCTTTCTGAGGAAAATGCGGTTGATAATTTTAATATTATAGTAGTTGAATCTGAACCTGGAGTTAAATGGGAATATATTGCAGAAAATGTAAAAACATACGAAGCTCCACTTCCTTACGGATATCACAAATTCTTAAATTTTGGAAGAAAAAAAGAAAACTCTCAATGGGTTGCTTTATGTAACAATGATCTTGAGTTTACTAATGGATGGTTTACCAATATTCTCAAAGCATCTATAGAAAATCAAGACACCTTATCTTTTTCTCCTATATGTCCTAGAACACAGACCATGTATGGAATATTTGAAAATACAGGATATTACATGGGATACAACATAAGGAAAGAAATCTCAGGATGGTGTATAGTACAGAAGAGGGATATTTATGAAATAATTGGAGATCTTGACGAAAGATTCCATCATTGGTTTTGTGATAATGATTATGCTATGGAACTTCAGTACCACGGGCTTTCACATATTCTTGTAACAGATTCAGTTGTTGTACATCATGATAAAAACATAGGAAAAACAACCGAAAGGGTAGTTACTGATTCTAATCAAATGCACGAAATGACTATGGGATCTCAACCTATATTTATTGAAAAATGGAAAAATAAAATAAAATGAAAAGATACGAAATAATTAACAGGGTAATAGAGTCTAAAGGATACAGTGATTACCTTGAGATAGGTGTAAGAGATGGTAAATGTTTTAAGGAGATATGCTGTAAAAATAAAACAGGCGTAGATCCTAATCCAGTTAGTTCTGGCACTACCCATATAATGACATCTGACAATTTCTTTAGTTCTATCACTGAAGATACTAAATTTGATGTGATTTTTATTGATGGATTACATTTAGATTTTCAGGTTGACGTTGATATAGAGAATTCACTAAAACATCTTAAGGAAGGTGGAACAATACTTCTACATGATTGCAATCCTCCTACATCATTTCATGCTGATACTAAGCCTAATTTTGGTCCTCCAGCAAACGGTGAATGGAATGGAACAGTATATCTTTCTTTAATTAAATTGAGACTATATAACAATAATGTTAAACTAAGAACAGTAGATAGCGACTGGGGAGTTGGAATACTAACTAAAGATCTTAGTGAAAGTATAAACGTTTTCCCTAATGATGCAATTAGCTGGGATTTCTTTGATTCTAATAGGAACACAGTACTTGATATAATTACACCGGATGAATTCTTAGAATTATATCCGGTTGAAGTTTTAAATGTTAATTGAAATTATTCCATTTAAAACACTATAAATTATACCATGGACATTTCTAAAGGGTTTAAACTGGTTTTAAATAAAAGCAAAGGTAAATCATCTATAGAGATATCCAGGCATGATAGTCCAGCGATGGATAATATATTGATTGTTAATAGTATAGGAAGTACAAGATACGAAGACACATGGATTATAGAAAAAGATTTACCTTCTTGGATTACTTCATTAAAAAACGAGGGATTTACTGAAATAAAAATTACAGAAGATGTGGAATCTCCTAAAAAAAATAACAAGAAAAAAAAATAAGATGGAAAACGTAGAAGAAATCGATATAGAGATTCTAGATAAGGAATTATCCCCTTTCCTTTATAAATGGACTAAGGGAGATAACGACGGACAAGTTTGTGAATATGAAAATTTATTTAAAGATCCAACAAGTGGTATCATATGGATAAATTTTAAAGGTGGTAGTAGAATAAACTACGACCTAATGAACGATTATATGCTACAGGTTGATCCTTCGTCTATCGTTAATCAATTGCCTTCTCATTTGGATAATATCCAACAAAGTTCTCCTGTTAGAAATGTTATGGTTTCTGATAATCAGCCAAAAAATAAAATGGCAGATAATCCTATAGTTTCTCTTTTACAAAAGCAAAAACCGAATTGGGTAGAGGTGAGCATAAACTTAAAATTGAATTTGCCAACAAAGAATCTTTATAATGTTCTATCCTCATCATTTGATGATGCAGAAGATGAAATAATAGAATTTGTAGTTAGAGATCTAGACATCGAAGTAATCAAGGACAGTTTGAGGATAAATATAAAAGATATATATAAAGGAAATGGAGCTCAACGAAAAAGTGGAACAAACAGTAATACAAAAGACGAAGAATAGAGAGGTAGTTGAACTTGATGGACATTTATTTGTTCGCCAAATCAATCCTGGTGTTATTATAATGCCCTATACTTTAAACGATAATGGTTATCCTGATAAAATAGGCATTATATCTGAGGTATTAGATCAAAGACCTGGTGGAATGGCTAAGACATTGATCACTGGATCTCAGGATGATTCCGATGATAATATATTCCAAACTGCTGTTAGAGAACTTAAAGAGGAATCTGGATTTGACATTAGCGATTTAAAAAGATGGAAATTCTTAGGTAGCTTATTTACCTCAAAATTGGTAATGAACTCTAATCCTTGTTTTTCTGTAAATATCACATCAATGGTAGCGGAGGAAAAAACAACAGATGGTTCTAAGGACGAGAAAGACACTAAATTTGAATTAATAAGTGTTGACGAGGCTTTAGATCTTGATGATTCTTTAGTTAGTACATTATTTATTAAGACATTTAAAGATTTGTTTAACAAAAACCAAGAAGAAAATGAACCTTCCGAATAGAAAAGAAAGAAGAAAAATTGCCAAAGAAATTGGAGTATTTGGTAAAAATAAATCCATGAACACAGAAGAGGCTAAAGATAGAGCCAAGTCTATGGGTAATCTAATAAGACTTAGAAATCTAACTGAGCAGAGAAACAAAAATAAAGACCAAAAATAATTTAGTGTATTTTCAATCTTTCATAGTTTCTAAAGTCGACAAGATTAAAAATATTAATCCAGAACAATATGACGTGTGCCATATAGATGTTAATTCGTGGTTTAAAAGTAACAGCTTAACTCCGGATAGCATGAATGAAGTACGTCAATATATATTTGAAGAGTGGCTTCATAAAAAAATGACAAGCTCTAAAAATAAAATTTCTACGGGATGTAAATTAGTCATAATATATGACAGCCCTACTGATCCTTTTATTGATCTCCTAAAATTAAAAATATCAGAAATTTTCGAACACGAATTTTGTGATATTGTTTTAGCTGACTAATAAAAGTAGAGGTATATAATACATGGGCACAACTGACGGTAATAATAATTCTGGTAACGCTTCTTCTGGGGGTACTACGGTAACCGACATACAAAGGTTTGCTACGAACATCTACTCTTTTCCTAGTGATAAGACGTTTGCTACGTATGAAGTAGGTGATTTACAGGCACTTCCGAAGAGTCTTTTTTATGATGCAGCAACTTCTGACGGTGTATATAGGGGTTTATTTGCCTATTATGTTTTAGGTAAAGGAGATGCGGGTGAGACTGTTAAATACCATCAATCGGAAACTACTAAGAATATCTCTAAGATAACTCCGATAGAGTCTAGGAATCCCACTGCAAAAATGATAATAGACGTAACGTCTAGAGTTACAAATAAGGTACCCGCATATCTAGATCCAGCAAGCCCTTATAGGGGACAATTATATAATGTTAAAGATTTCATATTTTGTAAGTATTATGGTATAATTCCTAACAACAGGATGCTTACTTTAAGAAGATTTGCAAACCCAACACTAGATTCTCTTAGGGTTATACCTAACTCAAAAGCAGGGGATTTTATAGTTGGTGCGGATAAAAAGGTTAAGTTCGATATGGTAGACGTTCCTGATTTGGGAAGAATGCAGGATTTAACCGGAACCGAAAATACCACACTACCAGTAGCTCAAGCAGTTACTTACTTCGGGGGGGATACAGCTAATAGCTTATCCACTATATTAGGTATATCTACTGGATTAAATTTTACAATGGGTACACAGGATCCAGTAAAAAACGAGCAAACTGGGGACCCTGGTTTAATGAACTCACCTTATGGGGATTTAATAAAATCTTTTGTACAAAGCGGTACCTCTGGATTAGATGTGGACGGAATTGATAAATTAGTAGGTACTTTACTATCTCCCGAAAAAAGTGAAAACAGACTGAAAAGAGCTTTACTAGACGAAGCAGTAAGTGGTGAAGGACCTTTATCTAAAAAGATATTCGTTAATGTTAATACAGTTAACCAGATGTATTACAGAACTCAAGGGTTCTCCGGTGGTACAGATGGATTTACTATAAATTTCGATTATACCCTCTCGTCTGTTGGTCAGGTTAATTCTAAGCTTCTTTTCTTGGATTTAATGACGAACTTATTTTCGATAGGAACTGATTACGGGCAATTTTTATCTCCTGAGCTTAGATTATCTCAAACTAATACTGGATTAGGATTCCCTGGCGGACCTGCTGGGTATGCTAAGTCTATTGTTGATCCGATACAATATTTAAGAGATACAGTTTCTAAGATGTTATCTAAATCTACTGTGGAAAGACAACTTGCTGCAGAGAAATCTGTATCTGAAGAAATGAACCAAATGGTTACTGAGATTAAAAATTTTGCAAACGACCCGGATAATAAGCCATTAGGAAAAGATTCTAAATTATATAGATCAATATCGGTTATGCTTAGTGATGCTTTTCTAAGGAAAGTTTACTATCAACCTATTATGTTAAGCGGATATCCAGTAGGTGAGTGGCATTTAGTTGTGGGAAATCCATTGAATCCTATAGCAATGATAGGGAATCTAATATGCACTAATGTTAAAATAAACTTTAATGACGAATTAGGGCCGGATGATTTTCCTACAGAGATTAAAGCATCGTTTACCCTTGCACCAGGAAGACAAAGACACAGAGGTGATTGGGAATCTATGTTTAACAGGGGTAACGGAAGATTATACTTAGGTCAATTAACAACCAGCGGAGAATCCACACAAGCTTGGATTAATACTAGCGGTGTTCAAGTTAATAGACTATCATCTTTAGATCAAGTGGTAACTCAAGGAAGTAGCACATTGACAGGAACAGAAACAAATAGAACTCAATAATTATGTTAGGAATTGATATTATAGAAGCTAAATCTTATAGGACTAATCCTAATACTGGTATTACATACCTGGATCTAGTTGCACCCTCTTGGGACACTAAACAAATTAGATATGATCTTAGAAGTATTGCAATAGTAACTGATGAGACTGAAATGAGACCGGATCTTGTTTCTATATCGTATCAGTCTGATCATAGATATTTAGGATCGTTACTAAAACTAAATAATATATCGAATCCCCTTAGTGTTAAATCTGGTGAAATACTTGCGGTTCCTACGAATCAGATGCTAAAAGATCTTTTTACCAGCGGACAAACAGCTACTAACCAAAGACAAAAAGCTAAATCATTCAGAAAAGAATTACAGGAGAAGATATCTCAAGTAAGTCAGGAAAGATTAAACTATCTAAATTCTAAGAATATATCCAATCTTGCAGAAACTCCTTTACCTCCTAATATGCTACAAGAGGGACAACAACAAATTTTAGTAGAGGGAGGAAGATTAATATTTGGTCCAGATATAGGTCAATGTAGAGCTAAAGTTAGAAAGAACGTTTCTGTTACTGATATTAAATCTAAGCTTGCTCAGAAAAACATTTTTAAAAGATAATAAATGGCTGTAGAATTCAATTTAAGAAAATCTATATTACAATATAGAAATCCTGACATAGTACTGGACGAACTAGCTGTTGCTGATACTTCAAGCCAAGAAGGTGACAAGAACTTAAATGATCAAAAAGGTAACAACGTACAGAAGAAGTATTTTGGTATGGCTGAGCCACTTATCAGAATCAATAATTTAGTAGTTACTGGATTAACGTATTTTAAATTAGATCTTACTGGATTTTTACCTAAGATAATATTTAGATTCCAAACTGTTGACGAAAGATTTTTATTTACATCTTTTCCTAAGGACGGCGATATAGTTTCTATCTATATTAGGCCTTTTGGTGAACTATTTAAGCCTATTAGAATGGACTTTAATATTACTGAGGTTCTTTCACCTTTTAATAATGGTCCTTACGTTGATTATACTCCTTCTACAGGTAAGATACAAAATTATACTATAATGGGGGAAGTAAAAATACCCAAGTTATACAAGGATATATGTAAAGTTTTTAAAGGTAATAGTGCAGATGCTTTAATAAAAATAGCAGAGGACCTTGGTCTAGGCTATGCTTCAAACGAAGCTAAGACTTCAGATTCTATGAATTGGCTATCGCCTAATGTTGATTACAACACATTAATTAAACAGATAGTTAACGGTGCTTGGCTTGGCGAGGAGGATTACTTTGATTGTTGGGTTGATCAATATTACAATATAAATCTTGTTAATCTTAAAAAACAATTTGACGAGCAAAACGGAACAATAGAAACCATGAGAATGGCTTATGGCGCAGAAGAGGGTGGGGATTTACAGCCAGGAGCAGAGACTATGGAAGTTGAGTTTCCTTTGTTATTAACTAATTCTACTGAATTTAGTAAGTCTCCTTTATTTATAAAAGATCTAGCATTGGAACAAAATGCTGGTAGGATTAATAACGATTTAGGATATTTTCAAAAGATACAATTTTATGATGATAAATTAAAATCAGATAAGCCTAAAAACAAATTTGTAGAGTACAATTTAGAATCTGTAACTAATAAGGATCTAGGATCAAGAGATACAATCAATAAAGGAAGATTAGGAGAGGATATTTACAAAGAGGAAGTAAAGAAAACGTACGTTGGTACTTTGTATTTCGAAAACGTACATGAAAACTTCCAACAAGCTTCGATCCAGAATATATTAAATAGAAACGATAGTTATAAGATGCTGTTAAAAGTTAAAAATAAAGCATGGACTCCATTCTTATATAGAGGACAGACTTTTCCTGTTATCATTATGAATGAAGGAAGTACTACTGCATCGGGTGATTCTAAATATACTCCTGCTTCGGGTGAAAAAACATCTATTGCTCCTCCTGCAGACAAAAGAGTACCTAACGCTTTTCTTTGTGGAAATTATGTTGTATTAGGATTTACAATAGAATATACTAATAGTGAAGGAATGTATCAGACTATGCTTTTAGGTAAAAAACAATGGGCTCTTAATCCTGGATTGGCTTCAGATCCAAGGACTTTAGATTCTAAAGTTGAAGACGCAGGATTTAACGATCTTGTTGGGAATGCCTCAACTATTTTACAACAAGAAGTTGGAAGAATAAAGAGTGACATATTCTCGAAATAATTTTAAGAAATGGCAGATTTTATATCAGACTTTGGATCAGGATTAAAAGAAAATGTTCTTCCTAATGGAGATGCGCTAAACAGAAAAATAGATTCTCAGAGAGAGAAATTCTTAAAAGGAATTTCGAGTACAAAGCACGGTAAAAAAGAAGACCCAACCTATTTACATTTTAAATTTATTTTCGATCTAGGAAATACATCTTTAATAGATCAGGAAACATTTTTAGCTCCTTCCCCTTTATTTAGACCCTTTAAGCCTACTGCTACAGATCTATCTGCAGAAGCTAATGAGATAGGAAACTTTAGGGCTTCTCAAAAAAATAGTATTGATCCTACTAAACAAGGAACACCAGATCAAATAGCAAAGATAGACCAACTTGCAAGTGTAGGTGACAGCGGATTTAAATCAGATATTGATTTTTTCTATGGATCTAAATTTAGAATTGATGAGAGATATCACCACGGTGCATTTAATATAAACGGGGGTGGTGTTGCTTACATGGGAGCACAAGAGTTTTTAGCTCAGAGGTCTTTAAAGAGACAACAAATGCTTGACGCTTTTAGAAATGGCCTAAACTTTATTAATACTGAATGCCCTTATTATTTCCAGAGTGTATCAGGACTGGATCAATTACTTAAAACTGATATTAAAAACTTCCATAAAGCAGCAGGAAAACCAATGAGAGCTGGTACTCTAAATATAGAATGTATGGAATCTATAGATATGAGGATTTTCTCTCTTTCCGAACTTTATAGAAAAGCAGTTTATGATTATACTTATCATAGAATAATGCTTCCTGAGAATTTAAGAAAGTTTAGAATGTGGATGGTAGTAACGGAGGTTAGAAATATACAACTTAGCTACGGGATAAATGATATACTTAATCCTTTTTCTATCCCTTCTGTTGCTCAAGCAGCTAACTTCTTAGACAGTTTTAATTCACAAACTGGATTATTAAATAACACGCAGGGATTATTACAAAAAAGTACAAATACTGATAGTCCTTATAATGATAAGTTCGGTTCATATACAATGGGACCTTATGCTTTTGTTTACCAATTCGATCAATGTGAATTTGATTTTGATGATTCATTTCCTTCTTATAGTTCTATTGATAACAAAGGAGGACAAGCAGTAACTAACAAATTTAAGATACATGTAGGAAGAGTTAAAGATTATAAGATACAATTCAACCAGCTTTCTGATGTTATCAAGAAAAACGATAATATCCAACAAATGGTTCTTTCTGACGTATGGGGATCAGCAACTAATGACTATAATAATTATGACTATGTTGGGTCTACTGGTATTTCATCTGTAGATTTATCTAGTACAGCAAATCCAGGACAGGCATTTGCACAAATGGCTTCTAACTTTATAAACAATACTGTAGCGGATCTTAAGAATCAAGGTGTTGCTATACTGGAGGGTGCTTTGTTAGGAAACATATATGGACTTGGTGGATTAAATGTTGGTGCAGCTACTAGAAACGTACAATCGTTAGTTAATACATTGAAAAATGGAATACCAAATCCCTTCGATGATAATACGCCACAGGGACAAGGATTAGGAGGACCTGGAGAAAGACAATACCCAACTCTTAATGAGGATGTCTATCCTGGATCATCCACTGGAGTTAATGGAAGTTTAGGAAACACATTAACTAACCCTCCTGCATCATCTAACAGCTTAAACGAAGACTCATATCCTAATAACCCAGGAACAGATTTAGGTGTTCCTGATAGACAATATCCTACTGTATCTACTGATGAATATATTAATAATCCAGGATCAGATTTAGGTGTACCTGGAAGAGTTTATCCTACTATAGATCTTGACATTTATCAGAATAACCCCGGAACAGATCTTGGTGTTCCTGATAGACAATATCCTGTTATCTCTGACGATGCTTACGGAAACGTACCAGGAGCAGATTTAGGAGTTCCTTCGAGAGTTTATCCTGATTTAAATTTAGATGTTTATCCTACTAATCCAGGATCTGACTTAGGTGTACCTGATCGAGTTTATCCTACCAATTCTGATGATGAATTTAAAAATGTACCGGGATCGGACCTAGGAGTTATGGGAAGAGTGTATGAGGTTCCTGGAGGTGATGTCTATCCTACTAATCCTGGATCAGATCTAGGATTACCAACTAGAGAATATAAACCAGCAGAGGGTGATGAATACAAAAATGTACCCGGATCTGACTTAGGGGGTATTGGTAGAATATACGAAAATGTAAATGAAGACTTATATAGCAAAGTACCTGGGAGTGATTTAGGTGGAAACGAAAGAAATTATCCAAATGTAAAAGGAAGAGAATACACAGAATCAAGACCTCCTTTGGAGAATAATTTAGGAAGGATATATCCTACAACAAATGGTAATGAAAACTCTTAATAATTAAATAGTATAATCTTAAATGGGATTAGTAAATAGAGATAAACTAGAAAGACCTAATATTGAGATTTCTCATTATTTAGGTGTTGTGATTGATAATAAAGACCCTGAATTCAGAGGAAGGGCTAAGATTAGAGTGTTTGGTATTTTTGATGAGATTGCTGATACGGATCTACCTTGGTCACATCAAAGGTTTGAACAAAGCTACGGATTAAACGGAGGCTCTGGAAGAATGTCAGTTCCTAAATTAGGATCGGTTGTTCATGTACAGTTCAATAATGGTAATTTCTACAGTCCTGAATATAAAGCTGTACAGGAATTATCTCCCGATTTAATAGACGAAATCAGAGCAAGTTACGACGGTGCTCATTCCGTAATTTATGATGGTATAGAAAGACTGAAGATGTATTACACGGTAGAGAAAGGAATGGTAATAGATCTTAAGGATTCTAAAATAATAATAAGGAATGACAATTCCATATTGATAACCCATGCAGACGATACTTCTTCTATCGAGTTGAAAGGAGGAAAGATAACAAAATATGCGGATCAAGAAATAGAAAATACTGCAGTTACAAGAATCAAACATTCATCGGAGGAAGTTTGGATGGATGGTAAAACAACAAATCTTGGACACTCTCCAGTTTTTTCTGCTGTTTGTGCGGAGCCTTTATGGGACTTTCTTAAAAAATTAGCAATATCTGTAGACAGTAAAATGCCAGCCAGTCCGGGAGTTAATTCAACCTTAGCATCTAGTTTCGAACAGTTAGCTACAAGCCAAACAGTAAGGGTTACCAGAGAAAATACACCGGATCTTCCCGCTGTGCCTGCACAAAATAATTTCCCTGTTTCTTTACCTGCTACTGGAGCTGCTGGTACGACCGGAGCTACAGGAACAACTGGAGGCTAACAATGGCAGGGGATAACACTATAGAATCTAGAATAGACCAATTACTTTCTAAGGATTTTAGTAAGACAAGTACTAGCGAAATAGTAAATCTCATCACTGGGGGTCAAGATATTAATCAACCATATGTTGATATGCAATCTGAAGCTGGTTTTGATTCAGAGCTGGCAAAAAATCAAGAACAGGTTGATTCAATAATTAGTAGCTTAGAGCCAGGACCTCCTCCTATACCTATGAAAAAAATAGAGGAGCTATCTTGTAATTTCGAGGGTGATGAGCTTTATAGTAGAATACTACTAGAAAGCGTGAGAATTAATGATATTAATCTTTATAGATCTCTGCTTAATTCTAGCGCTTTAAACGAAAGAAATCTTAGTGCAGAAGATCTAGGTATTAAAACTAAAATATCGTCGCTTAAAACTGACAAAAAGCTTCCCTCAGAAGGTATAGTTAACTTCCTTAAGGACAAGGACAAATCATTATTAGAAAAAATCAACGAAAAACTTTTTGATAATGTTGATCCTTTATTAGTAGGTAAACCATCAAACTCTGGTTCTAAAAAGAAAAGAGAGATCAATATACTAGGATTTAAGATTCCTTTGGAATTTATCATGTCTGGTAAAAAAATTGTGCATGTTAAAATAGGGGGAGAAGAAAAAACTAATAAGCAAGCTTTAGAAGATATTAACTCTATGCTAGCTAAACAAAACCAAGGAGCAAATCCCTGTGATTTTGATGGTGTAGACGAAAATATTAACTCCGAAAGAATAGACGAATATGATGCAAATTTCTTTCCTGATGGGGATGATCCTATATTAGATCCCGATTGTGATACGGGTATTCCGGAAGATCCTATTACGGGAGATGTAATATCAACTAAAGAATCATTCGATGATATACAGGGTGACTTTTGTGATCCTCCTGCTTATGATTTTTCTGGTTTAAATCCGGACGATCCTGATCCAGAACCAGCACCAGTCGACGTAGATGCTATACAAGCATGTATGGATTCTGCATTAGATAAGACTAAAAAAATAGACGAAGACAGTAAGCTTCTTGCCAGATGGCAGAACATAGAGAAGAGCTTAGATGAAATACATTATCATTATGATGTAGTTTGGGAATATCAAAGAACCTTAGCTGAAACATGGAGAGCTAGAGTTCCAGTTTCTTCGGGAGGTGATCCTAATAATCTCGATTTAGCTATACAAATATTGACATATAGGGATCAAGAAGAAATAAAATCAGTAGAGATATTATTACAGGAAGAAAATCTAGGTAATGAAAAGAAATTATTTTTAGAAAATAATCCTTTGTTAACTGATAACATATTTAACTTCAGTGTTTTAGATCTAGAGAATTCATCCAATCTTACGGATTCTGAGCTTTCTGAAATTTTCTCTTTTCTTATTTCTGCTAATAAATCTCCTGTATCATATAATTCTGAAAGCCAAACATACTCTATTCAGGAGGGTGTAGATTCCTTTAGAAAAAATCAAGAATCAATAGTAGCTATATTAATACAGGGAAATTTTATAGAATCTCTTAAAACTGAAAGAGAAGAAATAAAAGCTTTAAAGGAATCAACTTTACAAGTATTAGTCGAAAGAAAGGGTGTTCCTATAACAATTGATGATCTTGAAGTTGGATTTAAAATTGTCACAACTGATCTTACTGATCCATATGGACAAGGATCAACACAGAAATATAAGAATGCTCAGGTTTTTGATAATGTTATTTTGCCTGTTTATACTTATGATTCTTATGGATATCAATTTCTACAAGACTTAAAAAAATTCTCTGTTAGATTTAAGGATACTAAATTTGATAAAGATCGAGGTGAACTTAAATTTACTCTTGCTTTTATGAGTGATCTTGGTATGCCTATACCTTATAAGAAAGTTAAAAAAACGGGAAAAATCTCTCTTAAGCAAACAGGAACAGATCCTCTGGAAGAGGTTAATGAACCAGATCAGGAAAAGATAAAAATAGGTAATGAGCATGCTTCTGGAGGGTTACTAATTAATTTTACACCTTCCTATTTAAAAAGCTATCAGTATTTAACTATAGATAATATTAAAACTGGACAGCCTGACGTTGCTAAATTCTATGATTATATTGATTCGGTTATAAATACCAACAAATCTAAGCAGGATATTATTAATAAGATAGTTGAAGATAGGGGTATTTTATACGGACAGCTTATAGAAAAATCTTCTTCTAATTTTTTATTTTTTACTGCCGAAGAAAGAGGGGATAATGATTCTAGAGATCCCGCAAAATTAAGGCCTTCCAGTTTTAATGCAGAGGGAGAACCCACACCAGTATTTACTGAATTCTATGGTAATTTTAAACCAAAATGGGATGCTAAATATAAATCAAATAGAGAGACTTATATTGATCCTGCCCTTTCTAGTTTAAAAGAACAAGCTAGAAAAGCGGGAGAAGGGCTAGGAAAAACTTTACCTACCTCAGATCAGATAGGCGTTCGTCTTTTTGAAAACTATTTTGACACAAAGAAAAAGATTGAACAGATAGAGGAGATTATACTCTATGCTGCCCAGAAAAGAAGTGAAATAGAAGAATCGCTAAAACCTGAAAATATAGAGAAATCATTCTCTGATATTAAATGCTCTAGTGGACAAACAAGTCCTAATGATCCTGAAAATTGTCCTCCTGCTTGTTGCGGGGAACCTGGATCTGATTTTAAGACTGATAACTATCTTCTTTCGCTTCCACCAAGTTCTGATTGCCCTACTATGTTCCAGAAGTGTTGGTGGAAACAATTTTCAAAGGATCTTACTAAAGTTGGTCTTCTCCCTTATCCTAACGGATTACCACCAATAGAAAAAGCTGATTTCTTTTTAACACAAGGACCTTCTATTAGATTAGGATTAAAATATTGGCCGGTTGGATATCTTCCTCCCGCTTTTATCCCGATCCCTATTCCCAACCCAATTGATGGGCAGCCTTTTATTAGAATACCTCTCCCTATGATATGGACTATAATAAATCCTATCGTAATACCTTTACCTCTAAATCTTGGTATTCTTGTAATATTCATTCCATTGATAGGAGGATTTATGCCTACACCTTTAGTTTATCTTAAAGAGTTCATAGGAGGTAATTCTTTATTTCTTACCGGGATAAGAGGACCTAGATTTATACCTAGAAAATCCGATCCTGAATTAAAGGATCCAATGGAAAAAATAAAGCAACTTTTGTCTTTTGGAGTTCCCGATAAATTAATTCCTCTCCCTGGATTTGGTCTAGATAATCTAGATTCACCCGCAAGAATATTAGCGGATCTTCAGTCCAATTTAACTAAGATATTTGATAGTGTTCCCCCTCCAGGTAATTTGGATCAATTAAGACAGCTACAAGATAAAGAATTGGAGATCAAGAAAAAAATAGATGACGAAACTAAGAACTATCTAAAGAAAGAAGCTTTACTTGATATTCCCAAGCCTGATTTAGAAGGACAGAGAGAAGAACTAAAAAACCTAATCACCTCTAGAAAAAATGCTCTTAAACAGGTTATTATGGATTATATCGATAAAGGTATACCTGATCCTAAAGCTGTATATTTTCCTAAGGATAAAGATAAACTTAAAATCGATATTCCTGGTATTGTAAAATCACTTAGAATACTAAAAGAAATGAAAGCAAGTTTTGTCCCTATCAAATGCTCAGGAACTATAGATTTTAAAGACGAGATAAGAGAGGTACTTAAACTTTTAAAAATACCTACGCCTCCTCAGTATATCCTTGATAATTTTAATGTATCTAATGCTAATAAGATTTTCTTAAAATCTGATAAAGATCCAAGATTGATGACAGATGAGGAATTCAGAAATCTTGTTTTGGAAATAAGAGGAACTTCTTTAATAATAACACAGATTCTATTAAGGGGAAATAAATTCTCTGTACTTAAAAAAATCAGGAAAGGTGCATTTTCTATAACTGAAGAATGTGAGCTCCAAGGTACTTTTGCTTTCCCTGCAGTTAAACTAACAAATTCTGCTCCTTTCCCTCTAAGATTTTTAAGGAAGGGTGATCCTGTATTAACTGCCATGTATCTTAGAATTATGGAAGGCATGATTAAGATCGAATATACAAGGGAAGATTTTGCTAGGTATGTTAGATATTTTGGAGAATCCCCTGAGTTAGTAATCAGAGTTAAAGATTTAAAAAAATTGGTTTCTAAGAAGATAGGATTAAGTAAAAGAGGACCTTTCGATCCTGAGAGACCTATAGATCTTGAGGAACCTTTAATATCTAGCTATCCACATCCAGAAGGACCCTTATGTTGTCTCGAATCATTGAATGGAGGATTTGGTAATGCTATAGCAGCATTTGAGCTTCCCACGGTATTTCCTGTAAAACAGGACCAAATAACACAAACACCAGGAGCAGGAGGTATAATACAAGTTACTATACCAGGATCTAAAATAAAATCATTCATAAAAACTGCTATAGGGGAACTTTTAGATAGCGGGGCTTTGGAAAAACTACTGCCTGAGCTAAGTGATGTGAATTCACCTAAATTTACTAATCTTGATCCCAATGATATACAAAAAATAGCAAGGAATTTAGTTAGGGATGTACTTAATCCAGAATCTCCTAATATACCTCCTTTTTTAGAACTAACTAAAATTCCAGTTCTTCCTCCTGCTAGGCCTACAGATTTAATAGAACAAGCACTAATTGGTATGGGTTCTCCTCCTCCTGCAAGAATAGTTTATAGCCTTTTTTGGAAATATTTTAAGAGTCTTCCTAAAACACCTTTAAGCGATAAAATAACATTACCTACTATAGAAATATCAGCAAATATACTAAGTAAAATACCTTGGCCTTTAACTGTGCTAATCGGGAGAAATTTATTAAATATTATTAATCCTATAGCTATGTCAGATGATCATCCTGTATGGAGAAGAATGAGTGTTAAGAACCCTTATTACGTGGTGTATTTAGATGAGTTCTTAAGAAGCGCTGCAGATGTTTCTGGATTATATAAATTTTTCCTGGGTGCTGCAGATCCTACTTATCCTATACCTGAATTACAGACAGAGTTAAAAAAGGAATTTAATGTGAAAAAATATTAATTTCTTGGAAATTTTAATACATACTAATACTACAATACATACAAACCTCAATAGAATGAAAAATAAAAACTATAGCTGCTTTGAATACACTGCAGAGGAAAGAGAAGATCTTGAATCGATTTACAATAAATCTTTTCCTGATCAGATTGGAAATTTTTTCGGAAAGGATTTACAAGAAAACAGTTCGGAAAGAATTATGATTACTGATTTTGATGCGAGTAAAGGAGTTGCTTTAGGAGAAACCCCTTTCGGTCAAACCATTATTATAGATATTAGAAAGGAGGAAAAGCATATGAGAAAGCTTGGATATCCTTCTATAGAAATAACACCAGGACAGATTCTGGATGTTGTTATACACAAAGATCTTTCTGGCGCATTTAACGGTTCTGTTTCTGCAGGATACGAGAAAGCACTTAAAGCTGAATTACACAGATCTATTAAAGAAGAAGATTGTGCATTTAAAGTTAAAGTTAAGAATGTTTGTAACGGAGGATTCATGGTGGATCTATCTGGTATCGAATGTTTCTTACCTGGAAGTTTAGCAGCTGCTAATAGAATTATGAATTTCGCAGACTATGTTGGAAAGCAATTAACGGTTATGGTTGAAATATATGATTCTAAAAGAGATATCTTTGTAGTTTCCTTTAAAAAATATTTAAAGAAAATTATAGATGGAGAAGTTAAGGGTCTTTCTTTCTCTAGTAAATATCAAGGAAACGTAACGGGAGCTTCTGGAAATGGAGTTTTTGTTGAATGGGACGATATCTTTACTGGTATAATTCCTATAGATGATTCCAATAGAGAAAAATTATCAGAACTAAAATCTGGTGATTCTGTTGAATTCTATGTAATTGACATTAAAAATCCACACAGAGTTGGACTTTCTTTGCTTGAACCTAACGAAAAACTTCAAACAATTCAAAAATTAAAAGATACTTCAGCGGAATCTTTAGGGGAAAATATTGAATTGCAAATATATAAAGGAGAGGTTACCAAGTTAAAGACTTTCGGTGTATTTGTTAAGCTAGAAAATGGTTTATCAGGATTGATCGAAAAAGAGAAATTGGTTAACCCTATTAAAGATTATGAGGTTGGTCAATTGGTTAATTGCTCAATCTCGAGTGTGGATTTATCCTCACTTAAAATACAATTAATAGAGCAAAAATAAATTGGCTAATTTACTTTCTAATGATTTTTTCTACTCTGCAAAATTAGGATTTGAATTTGAGTTTTTCAGTAACTTAAATAGAACAGAGATAGCGGACGAATTAGGGAAAGATCTAGGAAAGAAAATACTTCTTTTTAACAAATACCATTCTAATTTTAAGCCTACCAAGGACATCTTTAAATTAGAACCAGATTACTCAGGAGGATCCAAGATGGTCGAAATGATCACGGGTCCTCTTCCTTATTTTGAGGCAATTACTATTTTAATTAAAACATTAAGATGGATAGATCTAAATGGATATACTGATAAAAAATGTGCTTTCCAGTTCGGTGTTAGTATAGACACTTCTATTTTTCCCGATGTGCCTCCTGTTGCACAGCTTAATATACTTAAGTTCATTCTAGGGTTTGATGAGAATGTTGTATATAAAAGATTTCCAGATAGTGTTAGCTCTCTTTATGCTAAATCTATAAAAAGAATACTTCCTTCTAATAAGTTTGTAGATCCTTCAAATATTTCTTTTATAGATAAAAATCTATTTGAAGTACCATTAGAAAAAAATATGGGAATAAACTTCTTAAAATTACCTGAAGGTTATTTTGAAGTTAGATATTTAGGAGGATCGGATTATCAGAAAAGATATAGCTCAATCAAAGAAGTTATTGATTATATAATAACTTATACCGTACAGTCGTTAAAAACAAATGACGGATTCTCTGATAATGATCTAAAGATTCTAAAAATGTTTTTAGGAGAGATCTATAAAAACTCTTCAACCTTTGTTACTCCTGAAGCTTTTCAGAAAAACTATCCACATATGAATATTATGATTGATATGAGATCTGACCCACAGATTCTTAGATCTTTCTTTTTAAACATTAGAGAAGTTCTTTACGATTTGATAGTTGAGAATAACATCAAGGAGGGATTAGTTAATTATGATAGCAATCTAGGTAAATTTCAGTTAAAAGAGATTAAAACTTCTAAAGCATATCTTTTAAAAGATTACGATATTCTAGAAAGTGAAATTGCAGGTAACTTGTTTAATTGTAGATTGTTTAACTGTAAGATCAATGATAGCACTTTAGAAGAATGTGATTTACTTACCAATAACGAGATTTACCGATCTAAAATAATGTACTCTGATGTAATGTTCAGTAACTTTGTACATGATAGCTATATAGACAATAAGGACAAAGAAATAAACTGCGAAGTTTATGGAGGTATTATTAGATCAGGATTTATTGGTAAGTTAGCTACTCTATCACCAGAAACAGAAGTAGTAAAAGACCCTGAGGATGATAAAAAAATGAAAGGAAGTTCTAAGAAATTAAAATTCCCTAATAGAAATGAATCAGATGCTTTAACCAGTCCTATTAAGTTCAGTAACAATAATAGTAAGCCATCAGGAATCCCTGGTGTAAACTTCAAACCAAATAATTAACGGTAATGACAGAAGCAGATCTAATTCAAGAGGTAAAAGATGAAATCTCTCACTCTTGTTCGCTACCTTACAATCTTAACGACCAGGAGATAAAAAGGATCATCAAAAGGGCTAGGGCTTATTTTTATGATAACTATCAATATGCTGTGGAGGATAGAATATTTGTTTTAGGTAGGGAGCTATTTTCTGCACCCGCTTTCAGAGCAACAAGACAAATACAGCTTCCCCCTTGTGTGGTATCGGTATACGACGTAAGAGAGGTAAACGGGTCAGGTCTTACAGGTACACCAGACAAGGACTTTGGTGAATCTAAATTATTAGGATCGGAGCTTATGCTTTCCCCTTTTGCTGGAGATAACCTTGTTTATAGAACGGTTCTCTATTCATTCTTTGATTTAGCTAAAGCTTATTTGTTAGAAAGTTTTGCCTTTAATTATAATAAGAATACTAAAAAATTAACTATTCTTGGTAGAGACCCAGCAAGAACTAATAGAACTGATGGCGGAACTTCCCAGACACTTTACACAGGTATAGATGTTGGTGTTAGAGGTTGTATTGCTATACCTGAAGAAAATCTATACGATGATGAACTATTCGTAAGATATTGTCTTGCAGAAGCTAAGATTAATATTGGACGTTTACTTGGTACATTTGAATATAATCTCCCTGGCGGTGTTCGTGTAAACTATAACAATATACAAACTATGGGAACTACAGAGAAAGGAGAGATCATACAAATGATAAAAGACGAAAACACTCCCAGCTATTTTTTACAGTGGAATTGAAAAATATACATTATATTCGGATATATAATTATAAAAATATCCGATGTGTATATTAAAAAAAATTGAAGATTGGAGATCTAAGAGTGGTAAAGCTTTTGGTACTATCATGAGGGATATTCCTAAAAATCATGAGGATATTCAACAATTAAAATACCTAACATTATTTTTAGATAAAACATACAATTCTGATCACATTTCAATTCAGCAAAGATTTTATCACGTATGGTTTAGTTTTTATGAAATAGAAACTTGTCCTTATTGTGATTCCCCTAAAATGTTTGCAAAGAAACCAAAATTTTCTATAGATCGTTACGGGATAAAACCAACTAATTCTGTTAATTATTATGGAACATGTATGTCCGAACAGTGTAATAAAAAATACAATTTAGATAAGACTAAATCTAAAATGATGAAGAATCATGGTACTACTAATCCTATGAAAGTACCAGGGGATATAGAGAAGATAAAACAGAATAACAGAAAAAAATATGGGGTTGATTTTTACACAGAAACGGAAGAATTTAAAAATAAAGTAAAAAATACATTTTTAGAAAAATATGGTGGACATCCTACTAAATTAAAAGAAACACAAGATAAGAAGAGAAAAACAAATAAAGAAAAATACGGATTTGCGCACGTATTAGATAATCCAGAAATAAAAGAAAAAGCTAGAATAACAAATAATCTAAAATATGGAGGTAATTCTAGTATGTGCTCAGAAGAAGTTAAAAATAAATCTAAGGAAACTAATAGAAAAAATCATGGTACTGATTGGTATGTACAAAGTGACGATTTTAAAAATAAGTTTAAAGAATCTATGTTATCTAAGTATGGTGTTGAACAGGTTATGCACTATACGCCATCATTTGAAAAATCTTTAAATACATCGTACAAGAAAAAGATTTTTGTTTTCCCTTCCGGTAGAGTTGAAAAAATACAAGGTTACGAGGGATTTGCTTTGAATGATATTTTAGATTTAGGATATAAGGAAGATGACATTGTTGTATCTAATAAAGAAATAGAATCATACACTGGTATAATATGGTATTTTGATTCTGAAAGGAAAAAAAGAAAATATTACCCCGATGCTTATTTGGTTTCACAAAATAAAATAATAGAGGTTAAATCTGAATACACTTACAAAGCAGCATATTCAATAAACGTAAGAAAAAAACAAGCATGCCTGAATCTTGGAATTTATTTTGAATTTTGGATCTATAATTCAAAAGGAGAAAAGATGGTAAAATAGTCTATTACTATTTTATAGAATATATAGATCTAAGATGGCAAGATTTTCAGAAATTTATCCCAGAAATCCTGACGACCCAAATTACAAAGTGGGTCTACTTCACACCGATGATGAGGTTGAAATCTTAATCGGTATGATTAGACAGTGTATGATGACTAGGCCAGGTGAGATTTTAGGAGACCCATATTTTGGTATAGATCTAGAAGGATTACTTTTTGATTTTAATGTTGACCAGAGCACTTTAGAAAGGGCTATAAGATTACATTTACTTACATATGTTCCTCTTTCTTCTGGTAAATTCGATGTTGATTTTAAAATTGGATTTTTTAAGGGGGAAACAAGAGATGCTTGTGTGATTGATTTTGCAATTAGAGGTAATCCTATACTTGGTATTAAAATAATTTAAAATGGATTTATTACAAAAAAACAAAGCCAAAATATCAGATCTATTAGGACAAACATTTGACCTTATACAGACAAGATATGGGATGTCGGATCAGCTTTTTACTGTAGCTTCAGTTTGGGGACAGATTATATTTGTTCTTGATAACCTATCACAGTTTATACTTTTCTTCATAGAAGATTCAATTACGGAGTTAAATATTAACACTGCAACTAGAGAATCATCTATATACGGATTAGCAGCTTTAGCTGGTCATAATCCAACTAGAGCGATAGCTTCAAAGGGGGAAGTAGTTATCATGTGGAACGGAAAAGGGTTCGAAAACGTAGGAGGAAGCGCAGTTTTAGTACCAAATAATTCACAGTTAAAATGTATAAACAATGGTAAGACTTACTTATTAAAGTTAGCACAGGAATACACAAGATTAAACTTAGATCCAACATCTAAACTTATAGCTTCTATCGTAGAAGGAACAATAAATACCAATCAATATACAGGGACTGGACTAAAATTACAAAGTTATAATGTATCTGCCAGGGGTACTTCAAGTATAGAAAACTTTGAAGTTAATGTTAAAGTGAACGGTGAATCGTGGAATAAATACGAATCATTATACGATATACCTAGGAATGCAAAAGGATTTATTGTTAAATCTTCTTTATCTTCGGGTATAGATATTTTCTTTGGAACTATAGATTTTGGTAGACCCCCTTCAGCTGGATCAGTTATCGAAGTTAATTATTTAGAATGCACAGGATCATCTGGAAACGTATTAGTTGAAGATGCAAGTCAGGCTATTTTTAGATTTGACGCAGACGGAACTGATCTATTTGGATCTAGTGTTACTTTACAGGACGTACTAAAAGTTTCTTGCTCTATTGCTCCTCAATTAGGTGCAAACCAAGAATCTGTAGATTTAACTAGACTTATAGCTCCTAAAACTTCAAGAAGTTTTGTTCTTGCTAATCCAACTAACTATATTACATTCTTTGAAAAGTTTGGACAATTCTCTATAATAGAGGCATTCACAACATTCGATGATCAATATCTTGACGATGACAATATCATTTATTTAATCCTTGTACCAGATATTCAATTAACACTAAAAAGTAACGAAACATATTTTGATGTTCCTCTTTCTAGATTTAAACTAACTCAATCACAGAGGGCTAGAATCTATCAATTATTAGACGAGAGCGGGCAGAAGATAGTTACTACCGTTGTTAAAATATTAGACCCAGTACTAACAAGATATGTAGTTAACATCGCTATTACTATTTTTGAAGGAAACGATCCTGATACAATTAAGAGTCAAATCGTTAGCATTCTTAGTGATTACTTTTTAAATATTAGAAGAAGAGATAAGATCCCTAGATCAGATTTGATCGCTGCTGTAGAAGGGATAACAGGAATAGATTCGGTTTCTTTGTATTTTGTTGGTGAAGAAAACGAAGCAGCTAAAGCTCAAAATGTTAATTCTCCAGAAATAGGATTCGATGAATTTGGTGATATAATTATGAAAAATGACGAGATAGTAGTTATATCAGGTGGATGGGAAGATAGAAACGGTATCTATTATGATTACGGATCTGGTATGAATACACTATCATCTGTTAATATTGATGTTAGAGCTATTGTACCGGTTACTTATAATACTAAGGTTAATAACATATTAAAAAGCTCGTTAAAAACAGGAAATTAAGATGGAAGATAAAAAGAGTTGGTACGAATTTATACAATCCCAGAATGATATAAGATCTAACAAGGGATTTGATTATGAGGGTAAGATTTTTGAAAAGACCCTTTCTAATCAAGTTATGCAAGGTGATGCTAACAGGATAGATATCTTAGCTAGTATAGAAAGAGTGGTTTATCAATTATTTGAAACCACTAAGTATATTAAGAATTACATTAATTATACAGTACCAAAAAATAATAAGTACGTAAGATAAGATGACTACTCAAAACCTTTTATTTTTCGATAAAAAAGGAGGCCAATACAATTTTGAATGGAATGGTGATTATTGGGAAGGATCAGTTCTTTTTCCTATAGTTTCAGAGAAGCTTTTTGAAGTTGAAAACATATTTGTGATAGAGAAATTTTTAAATAATCTATCTGAATTAAAATACGGATTTCCACATGCAGATGGAATTAGTCCAGGATCTCCTGTTTGGAGAACTAGATGGGAGTCTAGCTTTGATGGTAAAACTGATGTATCATCTATTATTTATACCTATGAATTGGGTATAGATTCAAATTTAGATGCTCCAGTTTTAGTTAAAGCAACTAATGTTGAATTTTATCCAGAGGTTGTTCCTGGTGATGTTATAGCTTCCCCTTCTGGATTAGTAGTAACATCAGATATCAATTCATCTTCGATGCAAATAAACATTGCTTTAAATTCGGAGAGCGAAGGAATATACGACAGGACTTTAATATTCGAGGATTACAGTGATTCTAATAATCCTGTAACTATATTGAAAGTTAATTTTCATGGTGAGGTTGAAGGTGAGGACAGTAGACTATCTGTGCTATTAGACAACTTCGGAAGATCTTTCAATGTTTCTGATTCTTTTATAGTTAGAGAAACTGACATCAAAGAGGAATTACCGAATTACGAAATAATAAACAATAAGAGGAAAGAACTATTATTAACGGGAGAAAGTATATTCCCTTATTTAGGATCGTATAAATCTTTGTTTAATGCAATTAAGTTCTTTGGGTATTATGATCTTAGAATTAAAGAGTATTGGTTAAATGTTCACGTTGACAGTGCGGATGTATTAACCCCACTACAACAGAATAGTAAAATATTAAATCAGTTAGGTAAAACTAATTTAGAGGGACAGAATTCTTTACAATTAATAAGTAGTTTATTAAAGGATGAGAATGAAGGTAAATTTAAACAAGTTGAGGTATACGGTAAAAAGAGTGATGGTACTTTTGGATTAAAGAAACAATTTGAGGAAATATTTCCTTCCAAATCATACAAGAAAACTGCTCTATTTGGTTTATTCTATGATATAAATAGAGAAGTCGAAGGACAGGATGAGGATAAATACGGATATCCTATAGTAGAAGATGCTTTTGCATTTAGTCCGGAGGAAGTACTTATAAAACTATTTGGATTAAAAGAAAGACTTAAGAGAGATTATTTACCTTTAAATGCAAGAATAGTAGATATAACAGGTGAAGGAATTTACTTTAATATTTACAAAACTAGGGGATGGGTTGATCAGCTAGGTATAGATGAAATTAAATCTGGAATAGAGGTAGACTTTACAGTTTCTCCCGAAAATGGATACATTGAGGATTTAAGACCTTTTTATACTAAACCAAACCAGAGCGGACTTTTATATCCTAATATTAATGGAACAGAACTAGGTATAAGTTTTCTAGGTAATACGGTAGATCCATATTCATATTTTCAGGAATATCCTATTTCTTCTATACCAGATTTAGAGAAAGGTATTAATAATTTTTATAGCGAGGTTAAAAACGGGGTTCTTCCTAAATTCTTAGGCGACGGTGATTATGATTATCCTGGTTATAAACTTTTCTCTGACGGAAGTGATTATGTATTCCCTGCGGGATTTCCAGTAATAATTAAGGATAACACTTTTGATTTAGCGTGGGATGAAGTTTCTGGAGGCTGGAATTCTTTAGATACCACTATAACTACTACAAGTTTAGATATAGCAAGTTACACTAGTACCACACAGAACAACCCAGGAGCTACGCTTCAAACTGTTAATAGTACCAATACAATAACTTTGAGTAATTCATTCCCTCAGGGTATAACTATTAACATAGGATCTGGTAATAATTGGTTCGATACAGCTACTCCTCAAGTTCTATTCATTAGGGCTGAATCTGTAAATTCACCTGGAAATTTATTACTAGGATATTCTAGTGATGGTGATTACAATACTTCTACTGGTGATTTATTTATACAAGTAATAAACACCAGAGGGTCTGGATCTTATTCTAATTGGAATGTAACTCCAACTAATATAACCTTCAATCCTTATACTTTTGAGTATTTTGAAAACTATATACATTCTGGAGGATTCTATTCTTGGGACAGATTACCTTATTTAGACTTCTATGAAATAGAATGGACTATTTCTAAAGATGATGATAGACCTTATTATTTCCAAATTAGAGGACAGCTACCTGAGTTAGACACATTACCTCACTTCTTACCTTATAGCGGTATCTATAATGTACAATGTAGAGTTTGGGACACTTTAAATTCAATATCACTTGGTATAAAGAAAAGTGTAATTAATGTATCTAAGAGAGAGATAGAATTAAATACAATTACAAGATTTAGAGAATCTGAAACATACGATTGGAATAACACCGTATTAAAATGGGATAGTTATCCATCACAATGGTTATTCCCTGTTGAAAATACGGACACCGTAAAAAACATCTCTGACTTTATCCAGAACTTTCCTGAGTATTCCAATAATTACGAGGAAGGACAAACTTGTGAAGTTCTTACACATTTACCTGAAGTAAGAGCAACTGTAACATTCGATATGGGTATAACAAGTACTTCCATATCTACGATAGCTAGTGTACCTGTAGGCGGAGGTTATTCTCTTGCAGTAGTAACAACCTCTTCAAATCATGGTTTAACTTCTGGTGAAACTGTTTGGATATATGATTCAGCAGGTGATTCCTATGGTATTTTTCCGATCACTGTTTTAACTAACAATACTTTCGAAATACCTCAGGTAGTTATAACAACTATAACAGGTGGCGAAGTTTACGGAAGTGGTACAGTTAAAGTTATTGCTGATGGATTAGAAATAGCAAGTTGTTTGTTTCAAGGTGATATAAATTCAACTACTAGCTTAATTTATAGTACTATAAATTCATCACCACTTAATCCTAAATACAAGGTTACAAGCTTAGTTGATTCTGTAACTAATACAGGACAAAAAACGTTCGTTATACAAGCTCCTAATAATTCGGGAAGTATATGGAATGGTAAATCTTTAGTTTTACAAACTACTGGGTCTATAACTACAAGTTCGTCTAATATTTTATTTAGCGGAGGCTTAAATGAAAGAGATGAATACTTAAATTACGATTTTGGTTCCTTACCTAAGCCAGAAATGAGATATTGGGGAACTAAGAAATTAGCATGGGACACATTTGAGGATTTTGAGTTTGCTAAAGCGTATGCTCACACCTGGGATATGTTAGATTACCATAATGATTGGCTAGGTGGATTTGATTTATATTCTCTTCAATACGGGGATATCGTTAAAGTCTCACAACAAACACCGGGTATAGTTATGCAGGAGACTGATTCACCTGCAAATAATTATTTAGACCTATCTGAAGCTGCTGATCAGTTAAACAATTCGGTTGACGAGAATATTAAAAGATTTGACTATATAGTTAGAGGGTATTCTGAACTACCTAATAACTTCTATCCTAATCAGAATCCGATATCACCGGATCTTAATACTAATCCTGGACCTAAAAATATCTCATCGACCTTTTACAAAATACCTACATACTCTCCTATTACTTTTTACCCAACCTCAGTGGGATGGGACGGAGATGGAGATATATGGGTAACTGGTGAAGATGTAGTTAAGTTTGATGGATTAAACTTTACTACCTATGATTCTTCCAATAGTGTTATGCCTGGAGTTGGTCTACAAACCAATACTGTTAAAATAGACAGAAATGATATTAAGTGGATTGGTATAGAAAATAGTATGACACCTTTGGTTCAGCTAAACGATCTTCAGCCGACTCTTAGTAAAGCTTATTCTGTAACTGAATTTGTAGATAATGGTGGCAACGCAGTTTGCCCTCCAATAGATTCCAGCATTAAGGTAATAGAAATAAACCCTCAATCTGGAGATATATTTGCAGCTTTTGTTTCTGTTGCTTCACCTTCTTATGATGGTCTTTTATTTTATGATTCACATGCTAAATCTTGGCATTTATATACTGTAGCAAACTCAGATCTTCCTTCTGATGATATCACTGATCTTAAAATAGAGTTTTATGATATTAATAGATGGTATTTATGGATTACTACTTCTGCAGGACTAACTAGATTTGATGGTGTTAGATTTAAAAACTATAATTCGAATAACTCAGGTTTACCTGTTAATAATGTATTCTCGATAGCAATAGATAAACTCGGTCACAAATGGTTAGGTACATCCGCTGGATTAGTTTATTGGGACAAAATAAGATGGACTGTATGGGACAGCACAACTAATCCCGAATTAATCTCCGGTAAAATAGCAAATATAGTTGAGACTGGAAATTCTAATATATGGTTTACTGTAGATCCTACAACATCTCCTAAAGGCGATGCACATCTTTATTTCTTCGACGGGTATTATTTCACTCTAGTTTCTTACAGAAACGACGGTACTACCTTAATAAAACCTGATGGAAGTTATTATGGTAAAACTATGCTTTCTGCTCCATGGAAAACCATAAAAAATGGAGAAACAACATTCCCTAAGAATTTAATATTTCTTACTGATGAAGGAGAGATAGGAAAGCTTGATTATATAATCCCTCACATTCATGCAACATCTAAGTTCCCTGGAACTAATGGCTGGGACTTTGTTTATCATCAAACTACAATTCCTCTTCCTGCTATAGAGTATTTTAAAGACGCTCCTGAAGAATATTCTTTACTTGGGTACAACATGGTAGTGGGACCGATGGTTGATAACATAACTTTAAATTCGGACTACACTAGACCTATCATGCCTTCGGTTGATAGATACTCCTGGTCTAAGCCAAATTGGCAGCGCTACAACATTAATTACCTCAAAGACCAGTTTCCATCTTTGAACCTGGACAATGTCTTCTTATACGCTCCGCTACGCGATATTTTAAGTGGTAAAGCGACATACGAAAACTATTGGAGAAACTCACAAGTGGAAAGAATAGCACAGAAAAAATCTAGGGATCTATTTCAGAATTTCGAATGGGTTATAACCCTAGGAAATAGTGATCCCGACCAAGGTATTAAAGTAACTGTAGATCTAGATGGTGACGTAGTTACTATTGGAGATTTCAACGGAACTATCTTTATGGGCGAGGTTAATAATATAGGCTCTCAGGACGTATATTTAACAACAGCTGAACAAGGAGTTTATATAGCTAAATATAATAAAGGAGGAGTTCTACAGTGGGCAAGAGCAATAACTTCTACAGTTCCACAAGGACCTATTTACGCTAGATCTGTAATAACTGACGCATATTCTAATATTTATGTTGTAAGTGATAATTCTTTAACTGGATTTATCGAGATCAATAAATACGATAGCGACGGAGTATTATTAAATACTATAAATCTTCCAGTTACTCCTGATCAATTTATAGGAGATATCAAGGTTGATCAATACGAAAACTTATTTATATGTGGATCTTTCGAAGGAACACTTACATTAGGAACAATAGTATTAGATTCTCCTTCACAGAGTGTTGGGTATCTTGCAAAACTAGATTCGACATTAACATTTATATGGGCTAAAAAACTAAGTGATACAGATGCTTCACAAGCTAATGAATTAGCCGTACTAAAAGATGGATACTTATATCTAACAGGTACTTTCAACGGAGACTTAGATCTTGGTCCTATAACACTTACTACGAACAGCACTGCTGATATGTTTGTTGGTAAATTCAATACTGGAGACGGTACTTGTATCTGGGGAGAATCATTTGCAGGTACAGCATTAACTCAATTTAAGTATCCTTCAATATGTGTAGATCCTAAGGGTCATGTATTAGTTACTGGATCTTTCCAAGGAACAATGGAAATAGAAAATGAATCTATAACATCTTTCGTTGGCTCTGGTATATTTGATGTGTTTGTTTTAAAAATACTTTCGACCGGAAAACTAATATGGCTTAAGATGTGTGGGGGTGTTTCAGGAACTGAAGCATATGATATAGAAAGTGACTCTGAAGAGAATGTTTATATTACTGGATCATTTGCAGGAGAAGCTTATTTCTCACCAGATACCGTGTATTCTAGAGGAGGTGATGATATCTACCTAACTAAATTTAACAAAGATGGAACTATCGTAGATATAGTTACTGCTGGTGGTATTAATAATGATAGAGGAGCGGATCTCGTATTAGATAGAGAGGAGAATATTTATTTAACAGGATATTTCGAGGGACAAGCAGAATTTTCACCATATTTAGTTCTATCACCTCCTGGATCAAGTCTTGATGCTTTCTTAGGAAAAATACCAAAGGAGAGATTTAGAAGTGGACTTAAAATCGGAGCTATTCAATCGTGGACGGGATCTCATTCATGGTCATGGAAAGAAGATAGATTTTATGAAAGGGAATTTGAAATTCCTTTAGCTTCTACAATTTTTATTAATCCTATAGACTCTTTAATACCAGGTAAGAAAGATCATATTTGGACATTAACAGATACTGAGAGCGGAGAGGTAATTGTAAAAATTAGAAAAACCCCTTATTTTATATGGACGTTTACAAGCCCAGGATTCTATACCATAAGTTGTCAATTACAAGATGCTAACGGAAATCTATATGATGTAACTCATGATGGTAAAATAAGAGTCATAGATCACAAAGAACCTTTTGCAGGGGATTTAACACCAGATGTAGTTAATCCGGACGATTTCTTAAAAAGATCAATATACTATGATCGAAAAGAAATGGGGTTTCCCCCATTATCTAAATTCGACATAGGAATGCCTTAAGTGGTGTATTCCTTATAAACATCTAAGATCTCAGGAACAATAGGATGTCTGTGATTTTTCTTTAATGAAATAACTTTAACTCCTGGTATTCTAGCAGCAATAGTATTCATGAAATCTAGTCCGGATTCTTTTTTGTTTTTTAAATCTATCTGAGAGGTATCTCCACAGATAATAATTTTAGAACCAATACCAAGTCTTCCTAGAACCATCTCCATTTGACTCATAGTTACGTTCTGTGCCTCGTCGACAATAACACAAGCATTAACTAAAGTTCTTCCTCTCATGAAAGGAAAAGGTAATATTTCTATAATATCTTCGGATAGTAATTTTTCAATCTTAGTTTTATCGTAGATCATTTCAAGATTTGAATAGATCGGTGCTAACCACGGATCCATTTTCTCTTTTAAATCCCCAGGTAGAAACCCAATATCCTCTTTTGCCACTGTGGGTCTTGTGATTACCAATTTCTCAATTTCCCTGTTAAATAACATGTCTAAAGCTATTTGTACTGCTAATAACGTTTTACCGGATCCAGCAGCTCCTTTAAGCACATTAACTGGATTTTCCAGAATAATAGCTTTAGCTTCTTTTTGTTCTTCGTTCAGATTGATTTTGAATTTGATAGGATTTTTTGGTTTTCTTTTTTGTGTCCAGTTGTTTTCGGTCATAAGATTCTTTTTTTTCGGAAACATATTCCATGTTTCCCAGTTTAATAAATATCCTGTCTTTTCCTATTGTAATAAATACAGGATATATATCAAAAAAAGAAAATTCAAATGGCAATCACAATTACAGAAATTCTTGGAACAGATTCTATATCAGGATCAAGACTAACTATTAATGCTAACTTTTTACTTCTAGAGAACGCTTATAATGATTTAGAGGACACGTTTAATATTAATGTGTTGACCGGATCGATGGACGTATCTAGTGCATCTAGTGGACAAATTAAAGCTAAATCTTTACTTGCTAATAGTTTAGTCATGCCTTCTTCTGGCTCACCAACTATACAAGTTTATGGAACTGGAGCTAGTGCCGGTTTTATGGTAGCTTCTAGCACTGTAGCTGCAGCTACTGGTATCTTCTCTAATACTTTACAAGTTAACTCAATGTCAGCTTCAGGAGCAGCAACTTTTGGTGCTACTGCTACTTTCTCTAGCCAGTTAAACGTAGAAGGAAGAATGTCAATGGGTGCTTCTGGCAATTTTGTTAACACTAATAGAAAAGCAACAGTAGGATCTACAACAGCTTTCCCTTCTGCTCCTGGAGCGGGGGTAACAGGAACTTACTCAACACCTTACCAATTAAATTTAACCGAGAATGTTATTTATATACAATCAAATCACGTTTCGTCTGCGCCAGCTGATGCTGGATTTACTACAGGATTTTTCTTTTACGCTACAACAGGCACTGGAGCAACTGCTTCTGCTATCCCTGCAGGTTATACTGTAACACTAATTGATACTGCTACTACTGCAGGATCTATTGTTACTGGAGTTACTGGACCTGCTCCTTATTATTATACTGGATTTTCAACTGGTGACGCATCTTATTCTTCACCTTCTATACAAACTCCAGGAGATCAATATAAATCTTCAATCACACTTATGTGGGAGCCAAGAATAGATCAATCAGGAGCTATACAAAAAGGATCATGGGTGGTTGTTAATTCTACACCAGGCTTTACATTCTAATAAAGAAAATTAATCAATGGCAAAAACACCGTTTATAAGACCTATAGCAGTACAAGGGGGTACATTTTATACCTTCTCTTCTGCTGCAGAGGATTTAACTTTAACTTTTAATAATTCGTTAAAGAAGTTTACTTTCTCTAAGTACGCTCTTTTAAAGTTACCAGAGTTTGGTAGTCCAACTTATGGGGAGAATACCTTACAATTTAATGCCATAGACACAACTTTTATTGATGCTGCGGACGGTAACTTTGTTCTATCTAATCCTAATAATTTAAGTCCTTCTCCTGAAATATCATTTCAGAACTATTGTTTAAACTTAGAATCTACGATAATCTCTGATCCTAATTATAACCCAGAGTTAAAAAGAAATGTATCCGAGAGGGTATTTTGGAAATGGGTAAAAGAATTAGGTGGCGTTCGTTATAGATCAGCAAATACAAATGAAGTTGTTGCATCTTTAAATCAAACTAACACGACAACAGTTGATGGGTATCCTTTTTCTAACAAAAGATGGGTAGAGGAAGATACATTATTATCAGGTAACGGAACACCTACACCAAGATACGAAAGAATAGTACAATATGTAGGTGATATAGACGTTGTTAACTCTGTACAGAATCAAGCCAATGCTTATTCTGAAGTTTATATACATATACCAACTTCTGACGGAGCAACACCTTATGTTTTATTTAAAACTGTTGCTGACGAGAATTATTACCCAGACAGAACTTGGACCCATAATCCTCCGGATCCTACAGATACTGAATATATTCAGGGAAGAGACTCAGCAAGCGGTTTATATGGACCTAACGGTCTTCCTAAACTTGCTATTTTTGATCAGGACGTTTTAGGGGAACCTGGAGTTAGTGGAACTTCTGCTACAGGTTCTTTTAGTAATAACTGGTATTCTCCAAGAGACGAAGCTAATTCTTACTTTAGTGACCCCTCTTTCTTCAATTCAACTAATTATGAATTAGAAAAATATATCTCTGCTTCAGGTCCTTCTGGATATTCAGTAACTTATAAAAGAAGTAACCTAGACGGTATTCAAATAGATTTTGAGCCAGGATCATATAAGGCTATCCAAAATTATGTTGGTATATCAACTATAGAGGAGTGGAACGGTACACCTACCACTACTTCATTTGATTTTAATGCAGTACTTGTTTATTACAATGTTTACGATCCTAATAACCCTACAGATTATGAAACTAATCTATATGGTATTTTATTCTTAAATGATCCTGAACCGGTATCTACAAATGCTGCTAAATTACCTTCATTTAAGAAATTTAAACCAGATCCTATTACTAAACTAAATGGTAATTCATATGGTTTTAAAATAAATCTAAAGTTTGACACTGACGTAGAAAGCACAGGAGTAGAACAGGCTATTAACGACTATTCATCTTTCTCTCTTTCTATATTCATGGATGCGGCAACAGTTTTACAAGATGCTGCTAAAAACTTAAACGATAGAACTTTGGAGATTATAAATCTTCAAAATCAGATAAATGCCTTAACCGATCTTGTTATTAATACTGAAGATAGCTCAGAAATAAAAGCAAGATTAACAGTGGTTGAAGATTCTTTACAAGCTAACCAGGCTTTATTTGATAACACACAAGATATTCTAAGTCTAATCGAAAAAAATAGTGACGATATCAGCGATATCTTACAGAATCAAACCTCAGTTCAAATGTCTTACAACCTTGATCTTTTAAAAGACGGGGACGGTACAGCTGTTGATAGAAATACTCCTAATATTTTAAGAGTAGACGTAACTCAACAAGATTATAATATAGCTCAAAATTCGGTATTTACTATAAATCCAGTTGCTGGAAATACTATACCTCTTGTACTTTATACTAATTACTTAAAGCACAAGAACAACGGTATTTCTATTACTGCTAATAATGATATAGTTATTAAAATCGACGACAGCTTAAATAAATGGAAAAAAGGACAGGTTCTAAGATTAGTTATAGGTGATGATATAGATCTAGGAAATTATTCACTAGTAGTATTAACTGATGCTCTTGGTGTATATCCTAAGGGAACTCCTTCGGGCGTACCATATTCAACTGTAGTTGCTGGGTTTGTTAATTCTCAATTCTCTAGTTCTTCGTATAAACCTATCTTTGATATAGTTTGTATCGATGATGTCAATTTAACTTTCGAGGTAGACCAAATAAAATAAGATAAAATGTCAGGTACAAAAAATTCATTCTCATCATTAATAGCTCAATTTCTAAGAATTCAAAAGAATTCTATGGAGATAGTTAATAAGCTAAATGAGGTAACGACATCTTCTAAAGATTCGGTAGAGATAGAATTCTTAATGGACGATAACACGTCACAAAACATTCAGGTTCCTTCTTACGGATTTTTAAAATCTGAGATAAATCGCTTAGATCAAAATGTTCAGGCATTATCTGGTCTAGAGAACAACACAGCAAATATTAGAAAGCCGGACGGTACAGTTGCTAAGATTTATCAAGCAACAGTCCTAAAAGACCCTACCTCCCCTACAAGCTTACAAGTTCCAGCAACTTTCCAAGCTAGAAATAACTGGTTTTTCGAATCTTTTTTAAATCCTTTACTTTATATCTCTATTGATGTTGAAAATCAAATACCTGTTAATTCGGAGAAAGTTTTCGTTAAAAGAATAATTGCAAATACACAATCCACCGTACAAAAACAGTATTTTGATAATAATTTAAAAGGAAGAAACGATTTAACAGATACTGACTTTATATCAGCTTTACAAAGCCAAGGCATACAATACTTTACTGATGAGCAAATAAATGATTTAGAGCTAAGAACAATACGTTATACTGGATCATTCGGGGTTATAAGAATATTTGACGAGGAAACACAAACTACTCAAAATGGTATTACCTCAACAAATACTGTAAGAAAGTATAAATTAAATGGTTTAAGATATACAGACACGCTATCTAATACAACCAATTCAAGAACTCTTACGAAAGGTGATACTTTAATTACTCCTGGGGGTACTAAGTATGAAATTAGTTCAATTGATACTACTTCTCAAACCGTGGTATTAAAAAGATTATTTGGGTTTGATGCTATACAAATAGGGAACAACTCGTTAACAATTTATTCTAACGTATTATCTGATAGAGCTGTTGATGTTAATGTTGGGTATGACGAAAGGGAAGCTATTTTTATTAAATCTATTGATGCTAATTTTAATGTAGCTTCTAGTAGCTATAGTCCGGGAGTTTGCTTCTGGTCTAACGAATTACAGATAAACACATCAGATGGTGTTAAAAATCTAGATTCTTTTTATAAATCTCAGGTTTCTGATTTTGGTAAAATATTTATAGCTTCTGCAAAAGAAAATGTAATACCAGCAGTTTACGGACAAACACCAAGTGCTCCTTCTGTTTCTGCAACAAACTTTAAAGTAATTAAGATTAATTCTCAAATTACAGATTCTAAAGAAAACGTAGAATTTAAGAACAAGATACAAGTTAAGACATCGCTTAAAAATGAGATAGGATCAATCGATAAAGCCATCGATCAAACTAGAAAACAGCTTAACGAATTAACTACTAAATCTACTGCTAAAACTCCCACTGCCGAGTTTAAAAAACTAAATGATAAGTTAGTATCACTGACAAAAGATAAATCGAATAGGACTGATCTTTTGTCTACTACGATCACTGATATCAATAATCTTACTGTAACAACTCCTGAATTAACGAGAGCTCCTGTTTATAGAGTTAGAGGATTTTGGCCTATACCTGAACCAATTGTTGATGCTAAAACAGGAGAACAAAATATTGTACAATTTAATGTTAGATATAGATATCTTTCATTAACTGGTAATTCTAACGGAACAACTCAAATAGATTATATCGACAATGACGGTGTTCAAAAAACCGGTCAATTTACAAACTGGACTCAATTTGTATCGGATTTAAGAAAAAAAGTGTATGATCCTAATACAGGTACTTACATTTGGAAAGTGGAGGATGTTAGTGATGCCAATACGGTTAATATTAACCAATTAGATATACCGATTACAAAAGGAGAAAAGGTAGAGATTCAGGTTCAATCTATTTCTGAAGCTGGATGGCCAACTAATCCTTTAACATCTGCATGGTCAACCTCTGCAGTTGTAGAATTCCCTTCCGATTTAAGTGTACAAATTGATAACACCGCTTATATTAGTCAAAACGAATCGGATAAAGCTTTAGTTCAAATCCAGACGGATCTACAAGCAAAAGGATTAGATCAACATTTATCTACCTCATTTACTTCAGGGGACAAATACTATGCTCACAATACTTCTGTTATAGCATCCGGATTTTTTGATGCTACCGGAACTGCTATAGATCTTTTCCAGAAATTAACTCAGATTGATAATGAATTACAATCATTAAGAGCATTAATTGCAAAAGCAAAAGGAACTTTAGGAGTTTATATCAGAAGCGGAAGCACAACAAACAAGATAAATCCAGGAAGTACAGTAAATCTTTTTGGGGGATATTACGATCAGCTTATAGATTTATCAAATCCTAGTAACCAAGGTAAGATTGCTACTGTTATTTATTACTTAGAACTAAGAAACGAAGCAGCAACTCCTTTAGAGCTTTCATCTTTGATAGCTGGGGGACAGGCAGTTAAAGCACCTACTACAATTTCGGGATTAGCAGATTACAACAATAACAGAAAATATGGAGATACTCCAATACAGTTATCTGGTATAACTAATGCTGCAGTCCCTGTCGGAACACCTGCTACCCCTGGGTCTTTTATACAAGCATCAGGATATCAAAGTGCAAACGCATATTCACAATTCATTTATCCAAGATACAAAAGTGTAGGACTTGACGAGGATTTATATTTTAATCCTTTAACAAGTGGTACTGGATGGAATATTTCTGACGGATCTGCTGTAAGCGGTACTAATTATCCTATAAATGAAGATGGTATTATTATGCCTTTTAACCCAGCAACAACTACTGTTACTGGAGCAGGACCTAATACTAACATATGGGCAGGAACTTATACAACATTTACTCCGGATGGTAATGGTAATCTTAACGAATTCTGTATACACATTTCACATCCGGATATAAATGACGCTCTTGCTAATACATTTACTACATTAGAAAGACCGAGTGTTACTTCAGGGGGTCCTATGGACTATCCTTCATTTAGACATGCTTTAGGATTTGAAGTTGATTCATCTATAACATCTTCTGTTAACACTAGTGGACAGACTCTTTCAACTCAGCAGCTGAAATATTATGCACCAAGCTCTACTAGTTCTTTTGGTGTTGATGATAATGCCTATCCTAATAAATTAGGATTTATAGATTCTGATGAGTATTTATGCGGTAAATATTCATGTGGATCTTATCTTTTCGTATCGCCTACAGACCATTCTGCTATACAAATAGAAGGTTCAACACAGCTTGCTAAAAAGACTTTGAATTTCGGACAAGAAAATGCGATTACTGTTCCTTTGATTTTCCAAATGAGAGCTCAAGATAAACTTGGCTACATTGGGGGATGGAGATCAGCAGGTAATCTTAAAAATATTACTTACAGTAAAAAAGTGGGAATAGATATACAGGTTAAGAATGAGGATCTATTTTCATTTGACGTCCTTGTAACGGGGAGTTATACTAAAACATCTTTAGTTTCTCCTGCTTATTCACAGACTGTAATAACTAACAAGTAAAATTGAAAATTGGCAAGGAAGATAACAAAACAAACAGCTTCTTTTGGAGTACTGAGAGCAAACCCAAGAATATCTGGGAATGTAAAAATCACAGTAGATTCCAATAGCGATATATGGTTAAATTCCATAGATTCAAATCCCGAGATGTCAAATCGTGCCTATAAGGCATTTAGAATTACAACCGATTCAACTTTTGATAAAGATCTATATAATTTCTTTGATAAAGGCAAAACCCCATCTCAATTCGTTTTTGGATTAGTTGGAGAGGATTCTCCTGTACAGAATCAGTTAAACGATCTTTCATCGGTTTATAATTTTACTTATAGCTCTGGAGTTAGTCCTTTGATATCTGATAGTTATCCTGAGGATTTTTCTTATCTTTCACCATTGTGGCTAGGTAATGATATTCCTGATTATTTTGTAATATTTAAAGTTAATGATCCAATAGATTACTCGTACCAGGTACCAGTAACAATATTGGAAGTTGGTAAAAATTATAAAGTACTACAGGATCCAACAGTTAATGTTAATTCTGTAGGATATATTCCTTATCAGGTATCTAGCGGGTCATCTACTTATACAGACGGCCAAGTTTTTACTGCTACTGTATCAACATTTACTATTGTACAAGGACAGGGATCAGTTATATTACTTGATCCTTTGTATAATTTATCAAACGTAGAGAATTCTTCGGATCATTTCTATGATAAGATATTACCAAAATCAACAGCAGTTGCAACTTTTGATTTAACTGAAAATTCTAATATAGGTAAGTATTTAAGAAAAATAAAAAATGCCTCAGGATTTAGCGAAAGCTTAATCGATGTTAGATTTGAGGAGGGACAGCTTACAACATTTAATGGAGTAAATTATCAATCTGGGGTTTTTGATAAAAAAGGAGATTACCTTTTAGACTATTATCAAAATCCGGAAACACAGATAGCTTTTGAAGATTTTATAACTAATGGATTTAGATCTAATGGTATAATAAGCTGTAAATTACTAAACCTAGAATTTCTATTTAGTGACATAGAGGCTAAAGATTATACAATCAATAGATACTTTGGTCTTTATGTCAATGCTGCTGAAATGGCTAGCTTTAAACTTGATGGAGATGCTTTATATAAAAGCTTAGGAAATTCTGGTAATACACCAGTACCCCAAAGAAATGATAAGGGATATTTTTACCAAGATACTAAATACTACCAATACAACGATAACGGTGTTAGGCTTTACGCGGATCCTAACTATATCTCGGGCGTTTTACCTAGCTCTTATGATGTAAATGTTTTAGAATCAACTAAATTATTTTGGATAAAGGATAAAAATGGAGACTTCCATTCTTTAAAAAGATCTGATAGCTATTCTGTATCTCCCCAATCTAATGGATCAGATTACGGATTAAATGGCACTGAAAATGAAATAGTTATACAGGATACTGCTATAGACATTTCTCTTCTTACAGGGAAAGACGACGACACAAAGAAACAATATACAGGGGCAACTACTGGGGATAAAGGTAGAGGATATTCAGTAATAAGAATAGGACAAAGTTTAGTTTCGAGTTATGAAGATTGTTTTGTTTTCTATAATCCATTAGGATTTTATGGTAATCCTGGCGGTAAATATGACTTAATAAAGGCATCTGATTTATCTTCTGTTGTAGATGAATGGGTACCTGGCAGCTATTATTCTCAGGACGGAGCTTATTATTATAATCCAGCCGGTACACCAGAAGAGGTAGCTAAATCTTTATCTGGTGTATTTAATAGTTTTAACTACAATTCGTTTGAAGCTTTTAATAGCGGTGATGAGCTAGTAATAAGAACAAGAGCAACGGGAACACAAGAAAATACTAAATACTATTTAGATTTTTTCCAAAGTTTTACTAATTCTCAAAGAATGCCTAACTCAAGGAGAGGTATAGTTTTTATTAACGAGAAGGATGTATGTGATATAAATAGAAGACAATCATTCTTGGGAGGATCTAACTATTCTAATACAAGAGTTAAAGTAAAAATTGACGATGCTAACAAGATCGAAGTTGGTAAAACTTTTATAGAGACTGTAAGAAATACATCAACTGATACTTACAGTGGACTTCCCGAATATTCAAATAAGTCAGCTTCTGTAGTAGTAGGAAAATATAGATTTATAGATCAATATGCAAAAGACGAGAATGGAAAAATTATAGGACTTAAGGATTTTGAAACGCATGCTACTTTAGAAATTGCTAATTTTACTGAAAGTGTTTCATTTGGTTCTTCAAGTAAGATATCAGCCTTTAATACTTTTGATGTTAAATTAGGTATTTTTTCTTTCTATGGATTAAGAGAACTTGATATGGACTTCTGGTCTAGCCAATATGGTTATACTCCAACACAAGAATATTATAAATATTTAGATATTCAGCCGGAGGGAGTTACTAAAATAATCCCAGGAAAATCTTACTTTGTTTCTTCTGGGACAGAAATATCATATGATATTTATAGCTCAATATCAGGACCTACTTTTTTTGAAGGTGTTGCTGGTGCTGATTCATATACACTTATAACTTCATCAACTGGAGCTGAATCTAATGTTTTCCCTACCCTAAATTCTAGAGGTAATATCACATCAGGAGTAACAGTTTCTAATTTTGATAATGCTTTCTATCCTGACCTAGATGCTTTCCCTGGATTTTACGGAATACAAGCTCTTAAATTTATTAACAATCAAATAGGCATAGATACAAAATATCAGCAGTTAAATTTTGGTAAACTTGATTCTGAGTATGATTACACTCAAGATAATTATAATCCAGATTATGCTATAAATAGTAGAGTAAGTCCATATATTACTAAATGGGTTTACAGAGGGGGAACAGATATTAGAGGTAATGGATATAGGCTGAACTCAAACGTGGCTTTTAGTCCTCTTAATTTTTCTCCTAGCTTTTTTAGAAGAACTCAAGATCCTCAGTATTTTACTCACGAATGGTATCAATTACAAAAGCCACCTTACTCTTTACCAGAGGAAAATTTACATAAAGATAAAAGCTATTTAGCTGGAGAAATAAATCTAAATAACATCTATGACGGCAATCCCTCATTGAAAGATTATTTCTTGGATTACTTTTCTATAGAAGGGGAGGACTTTGTTAATTACTATACAGGTAGTAATACTATAGAAAACATAGATTTAACCGAGAGATATACAGTTTTCAATTTTAATTCAGGAAATGGATTTTCAGAAACAATATTTAGAGGAGCTAAAGCTAGAATAAAAAGAACTTTTACTGATTATGCACAAGGTGAATCTATAAAATATGTGAACGATGATAGATTTTACGAAAACTATAAATTCTCATGTGTTATTATACCTGTTGAAAACATAAAGAACGAAATACAAGCTCCTATTAAAATAGAGATAGTAGAGAATCGTACTTTTAAAAATATAACATTTGTAGTTAAGGTACTCATAGATGATATGAGAGCTTTAAATTTTGAAGAGATTAGTCCGGATAAACAATACCTTGATCTCGATTATTTTTTACTATATTCTTTAAAAGATAAATTAGATAAACAATTATCACCAATAACATCATCACCATCGTGGCTTCCTAGCTCTTTCATAGAATTACCTAAGGTTGGTGATATTAAATTATCTTCAGCATTAAATGTTACATCTGTACCTAATCAGCAGGGATTATTCTCTGCTGTAAATAATAGTACTGCTGGGCAGCAAGGAATAATATATTCTATAAATAACGCGGAATACGAATCAGATTTAAGAGATGAAATTAATTTTACATATCTTCCTTCTGCTGTTCCTACCTCTGGTAGTTCTATAGGTCCTGGATCTTTTTATGGATTAGTAGGGGTTACGGGTACAACTGGAGGATACACATTACCATTCCCTACTGGAGTAGGCCAGAATTTTATAAACTTTACTAACACAGATACATTCTACTTCTTTAATTTTAATGACATAGGATTACCTGGACCTTTAAATGTACCTACTCTTGCTAATTATAATACAGTTTCTAATATACCTGTATATCAAAGAGAAGGTGGAAAAGGATATTGGAGTAAGATACTGGAAAAAATATCTTTCGCTAATTTATCATATTGGGTAAATACAGGATATCCTTACATAGAATATAAATCCTATGTTTGGAACGAAACTACTAAGACCACTGATTTATTAAATGATCAGTTTGTTATTGAATTTTTACAGCCATCTGCTTTTGAGCAAAATACTATATTAGTAACGGATGAGGTAAAAAATAAGCCTCAAGAATTTTCAGGATCTAATGTGGGATATAGTGTTTCTGAAGTTGCTGGTCAAACAGAACTTTATAGATATAGTGGAGAATATGTTCCTAGCTTTAGAGAGATACTAAAATTTGAAAATGTCAAATATGACGGACCTTTATGGACTGTACCTGATTACTATACTTTCGTTGTTAAAGTAGTAGATAAGCAAGTATCTTCTATTAATTATGATCTAGGATCAACACATTGTTACGAAATAAACGGGGTAATACAAAATAAAATAACTCTAGTAAAAGGAATAACATATTATTTTAATCTTAGTGATTCATCTAATTTAGGTAATCAAATATACTTCTCAGAAAGCAATATAGGAGATAACCTTTCAAATGATGGAATTACACAGGGATATACTCTTTTTGGAACTCCGGGAACTCCTGGATCATATGTTCAGTTTGACGTTCCTTATGATCTACCATCTACTGTTTATTATGTTTCTAATGGAGACAAATACATGGGAAATGCTATTAAGTCTATAGATTCTATAGAATATTCTTACTGTTCATTTGGACCTTATAGAGATGGTTTTGGTAAGGTTAAAAATGTAAACTATTATAAATATTCAAATCAATGGATATACGGAATAGGAAAAGATTCTCCTTACAATCCGATTTATAACTTAATAAACGAAACTCCGGTAGACAAGAGGGATCTTTCCTTATTTGAAAGCTCTTGGGACCCAGGATTTTATAGACAATACACTTCACCCTCAGCATATACAAGTTTACCAGGAACTAGAAGTATGAAGGAAGAAAAATCTTTCTTTGGAAGTAAAGTAATGCAAACACCGGATGCTATAAATTCTCAAAAGCAGATAGTTTACCCTAATTCTTTAAAGGATGTTTTAGATATTAATTACAACAATTATCCTAACTATGAGATATTATGGGAAAATACTCCTACTGAAATTAAAGGTGTTTTATTAATGGATAGGATGATAACTAGATATTTCCTTGAAAACGGGGGTAAACAAACTTTCGATGAATTTATAATACCTGAATTTGGATTTGGCTCATTAACGGATGTTAATGATGATTTTACTGAATATATGAGGTTAAATGTTATTCCTATATTTCAAGCAAAGAATAACGGATCATATCTAAAGAAAGTTCCAGTAGCAAATCCTGCGTCACTTACTCCGATCGAAGGCAATTTACAAGATTACCAAAAATTGATAAATGGATATTACCCTTCACAAGATATTAGATACACCAAAGTAAATGAGCTAAGATATGAATTTAGGATTCCTAAGGATCCTTCTTTCAATTATTCCTTAGCATTTTCTATACAAATAGGAAAAATTTAATGAGGAGTGAATTTTTGATATATAATAGAACTATAACTAGAGATGCCACAGATTAACATATTAAACGTACTCCAAGGAGATAATCAATCGACAATAGTTGATAAACTCAACTATAACTTTGATCAGATCCTAAGCGCAGGAGGAGGTCCTCAAGGACAAAGAGGTATTGATGGACCAACAGGACCTATTGGACCACAAGGACCAATAGGAGTACAGGGATCACAAGGACCTTCAGGTACGAAATGGTTTGTACAAGATACATCCCCTGCTTCTGGAGGTATTACAGGAGGTAATCCCTGGCAATTTCCAACACTCGGTGATTATTGGATGGATCCAGATTCAGCAAATCAAGATATCTACGTTTTTACCGCAACAGGATGGTTTAACACAGGATATGGATTAGCTGCTGGAGACTTATTCCAAAAGATTAC